GCCCGGGTATTGCATGCGTTTTTCATCGTAAGTAATTGATAGTCTGGTAGTTACGGAAATAATCAAGTGTTAACCAGAACAACGTTCTAAAGTAGGTAAAAAAAAGTAACCAAGGGCATAAATGTACCCTTGGTTTGGTGATTACTTTAGGAGTTCCTTTATTTTCTTGTCGTTCTGAACTACTGAACCATTGCCCTCTGACAGTATAAGATCCTTCTCGAATAGGAGGTTGCTTATAAATTCCCTCCCCTTCTCAGTAAACACTAATGATTTGGCATAAAATCGTAAAGTTCCATCGGGATTGTACACTGGGATGTCCTTTAAATTTCCGTATCCCTCATTCTCATATTTGTACGTAAATCCATATGAACTTCCTCCTCTTGACAGCTTTCTGATGATTCCAAGTTTCAAGAGGACTTTGTTCAACTTCTGGGTAGTCATTCCAAAGCTCCTTGACAGCATAGTAGCAGTCATCATCTCGTTTTTACTGAGTATCCTGTCGTAGTGCTCTATCTTAGGCTTCGACTCCTCAAGTTCCTTCTGGGCATCTTTTCTAAGTTTCCTTTCATTAACTAGGTCTGTAAGGATTTCAATCATCTTCTGAGGATCACTGAGGACCTCTTCCAGCTTCTCTCCAGTAATATATGCTCCATGCTTCCTAATAGATGGGAGAACTTCTCTAGTAACCCAATCTCGGAATCTCTCGGCCTCTGGCTTTCTACTCTGAAAGATACATGAGTACATGTTACCCTCATCTACATACGTACCCAATCCGCCTTCAGTTGTCAAGCTATATATTCCTTGACCAGACAATCTACTCTTTAATGAGGTCTGGTTTGATATTTCAAGTATTCTTATTAGATCATTCAGTGAAAATACTACTGTCCCGTCCTTTAATATCGCTGTTCCTAACTTAGAAAATTCATTGCTAGAAAATGATTTCTCAATTATGTTCATCTCGTACAATTTTTATTAAAGTATTGAATATTTTTCTATTTCTATCACTCTCATTGTTATCTCTAACTTTCATAATAATTTCAAGTACGCCCACTATACCAGTAAACCAAGAGAATCTGTTCCCGGTAGCTGAGTCCGTCTTTACCATCTTATCCCTATTCCAAATGCTGATCTTACTAAGAAGGTTTTTTGTAGGTATAGAGAATACGTTTGATATTTCTGTTATACTAAACAACGGAAAACGGGCATTCGTATTATATATAGGAATATAATTCCCCCCCACATCCATCAGTCCATAAAGAATTGGAAGAAGATTCTTATCGATGAACTCCGTATTAAAATTGCTCTTATGCCTAATTACTACTTCTAGGGGGGGATCATAGGTACAATCTAAGTACCCCCCCTCAAGGTAGTTTTTATTGCATACATACTGAAATACCTGATCTGACTTCCTGGATATATCTTCATATCTCGACTTAACAAATATAGAGATTAGTCCGAAGCTATCTATAAACAATTCTCTATGTCTATCTATAGTTTCTTTTATTACGCTTTCTCTATCTACCCCTTTTATTAGATTATTTGTATTAGGGTTCCCTATTATTTTTGATAAATCCTTTACATTGAAATAAATCTTTCCACCTGCCTCTATCTTTCTTATACTATCTAGATCCTTTTCATCTAGGTTCATTTTATTTTCCCTTCTTCCCAAACAGAGACTTATATAATATCTTAGTGTTGTTGTTGTAGAACTTGCAGTACAGCTTAGCTATCCAACTAGAAGTTACATTGACTAGAACAAGCTCTTTGAATTTCTGTGGGCCAACTAGATTCGGATTGGAGATCCCGAAATACTTATAGAAAGTAATAGACATCTCTGTCAGACTCAAGTTAATGTCCCCACTATTTATCATGCTGTCAACAATCAATTGCTGAGCATTATACATGAGAGAATTGAGACCTTGCTGAGTAAGTATCCCAAACTTAAATCCTTTCTTAACTAAGAAGTATGGATTCAAATAGTCCAGCATAAGAGTTAGCCCAACTTGCCTAAACTCCAACCCGTTATTATAAGTCACTATAGTCGGTTCATTCTTATTCAGTTTTGTAAGGTCATTGTTCAACCTTATCAGTAGTTCTTTGATCGTCATACTAATAGATTTTAGATAAAAAGATAGTCACCCACCCACAAAACTCTGTGAATGGGTGACGTATTTTACTTATTTGTTAGGATTTTAATGTCCTTACCGAGGAACTTTACCATCTGGTATAGGTACTCCGTCACTCCAAGTTCTGGGGATCTGTTTCCCATTTCCTCAGAATCCTTAGCCAACTGGATCATCCTTGACATTGGATTATCTATTCCATTGAACAGATCACTCTCGAAGAAGTCATAGTCTCCCTTTATCGTATCGTAGATTGTCCAAGATCTTGCATCATCTATAGACCTTGTCATCTTGGTTGCAAAAGGTACGAAAGACTTACTGAATGATGTCGTGTCCTGTAAGATGTATTCAACCATCCCATTAGGAAGATCAAATCCATTCTCTTCGTTGTCAGATACTTGATAGTACCAAATATCTATTCCCGACATTGCTAAGATGAATTTAGTGCACAAGAACTCAGTTAGAGTAAACGTGTCTTTATTCCTAAGTTTATTTACAAAGACCTTATCAGATACCGCAATTGAGATCGTATCTAGGTTATCCTTCAAGAACTTTGTGAGATAGGCCATCGCCTTTGAATCATCCTCCACATCAACGAAACGTGCTCTTGACAAAAAATCTGCTATGCTCGTATCTTGGATAGCTTTTACCTTTACTAATGTTACTTCTAAGTTCATTATATTCTTTTATTATTGTTATTATTTTCTTAGTGTCATCATTAATAAAGGGTTTTAGCCACCGATCTGTGCTTCCTCTTACTTAACTATTCGGGATCCTGATGGAGTTCCAGACTCTATTATCAGTCGGTCGGACTCATTATCATCAATATTCTCTAGGACGTAATAAACTCTATTACAAAACTCAACTGTATAGTATAGCTCATAATTCGATTCTCCGCAAACAAACTCATTATCTGAAGATATATCTACTTCATCTACTGATAATATGTCAATCATTATGTCTTTTTCCTCTTCCTGAGTAATTTCCAATCCTGATATATTTCGTATAGACTTTCGAGGTATAATATCTACTCTTCGATCGTTCTTATATACGACCACTGCACAGTCGTGATTCCTCATGTCTAATATTTGGAATTCTTCACAGTCCAGTATTATGTCTATTCTGCCTCTATCATTTCTCCAAGGATTTATTATGTAATTCCCATCATCGTCGTAGTAGCCTTCATCATCATCATAATAATCATCATCGTCGTCATCCCAGTTGTTGCTGCACCTCTCGTTCCACTCCGGATCATCAAAGTAGTACGGATACTCCTCAAAAAATATCTTGTCCACTCCTATCCAGACCTCATTCAGACCATTAAATAGGATGCAAATGAATAGTCCATTACTCCCATTTATCGAAATATCTCGGCAGTAATATAGAAGTCCACCCAAACTATCGTGAGTTCCGTATGGCTTAAACACGGCTTCCCCTAATCCGAAGTCAAGTTTTGCGACAATGTTCTTTCCATCTCCACTTAAGAACTTTAATACTTCATCCTCCCCGTTTTCTGACTTACTTTTTATAACTAATTCCTTGTCAGTGAAGTCTGGAAAATCGTATGGAGAGATTTCTTTACCGAACGGTTTAGCATATTTCTCCAGTAGAGCATTACCTTCATATATGGCAGTTAATTTAATCTTATTATCTTTTTTCATTTTCTTATCTTATTATTTGTTATCCGAGTATTGGATGCTGATGATAATACCCTACTAATTTTACGGGCCTTGGTGGACGAGTTGACTCCATTCCAATATACTTTCCACAAAGTAGACTAGTAAATAGCTTCCCTATATAGTCTTTTGCTATAACTTTACTTTCTAATTTCGATAGATTGTATTCTATGATCTCGCTCTCTTCTTCATTCCCATGAGTCACTACGTAAAATATACTCCTCATATAAGGAATAATTCCCTCTAAGTGTAGATCCTTGAGGTACTCAGTGTCGCAATATTTTCCTCCAACACCCATAATGTTTCCGAATGCGTTGACATATTCAATGAATTTCATTTTAGTCTCATCCCTAACATAGAAATTCATCTTCTGATTTGTTTCTTCATATTCTATGAATCCTGGCTTTTCTTTTAGTTTTCCTATTAGATACCCATCCCTCTTATTTCCGAATATTTCTAGATCACCCGTTCTTAGGATTGAATTTTTGTCTTCGCTCTTGTCGATTATGAATCTCGGAAAATCAAAGTAGAAGATCACTCCGGACTCTCCAATAGACAGAGAAAGAAGTCTCCTTCTTCCATTAAGATAAATATCCTCACATACATATACGTAGATATTATACTCTGGATTGTATCCTAATGGCTTGAACCTGGCCTCTCCCATTCCATAACTAAAGTCGAGAACTAGGTCCTTTCCATCCGAGTGAATCCAGTTTACTCCATATTCGTTGTTGTACATTGGTGAGAAGTCAAGGTTCTCTATAAATCCCGAGACATCTCGGTCATTCTCGTTGAGGAAGAAGTATCTCTTGTCACTATCAAATGACATGCTCAACTGCCTACCATTACTTATCTTATCGAACAGGTTTCTCCTGTATCTCATATTTCCTCCTGACAAATGTATCATAATTAATGTTCTATTCATCATTTCTATCGTATTCAATAAGGATATTATTTCCTTACCTACTTTAAAATCTACTTTTGTCCTCATTATTTCTCCTAATTTTGACTTTAAATAATCAAAATTGAAGTCGTACCCAATTTTTTCTAGAACGTTTTTGCAATGGTCGACTATAAATGGGTCTATTAGGAGATTTAGATAATATACACTACATAGAAGTAGAAAGTTACGACTTACATCTCTGGATAGTACCTCTGAAACTAGAATATTTCCATCTCGAACTGAGGCTATCTTTATTACAGTTCCCTCTCCGTGACCTTTTATTGTTATCCTTTGTGTAAGGACTAACTCAGTCCCACTATTCGTCCTAATTTCTCTTTCCGTTACACTAACATTTCTATCTTTATTTGTTAGGATACCTATAGAGTCTTTGTATAGACTGTTACATCCTTCCAGAGTTTCTAATGCATTCATCATCGCATCTCCTCTATTAGGGTCGTATTTGAACTTATACATTATGGTCTGGACAGATATTAGTCCTCCGTAAAGAATCTTACTGTTCATTTTTGCTCTATATTATTTCTTTTGTTATACAATTCTCTTTCTCGAAAATACTCATCTCTTATTAACTCCATTATATCACTATGATCCATAGTATCTGCAAATTTTCTTCCTGATTTATTACACACAGCATTCAATTTCCAGATATTAATTCTTCCAGTTTTCTCGTCCATCTCATCATTAAACTGGTAGTAGGAGAATTTGTCCCCCAACTCCTCATAATATCTTAGTAAATCAACGTTGAAGTAGTTTACTACATATGGACTAACTGTAGAGAAGAATACCTTACAGTTTGGGTTGTTAATTACTATCTTGAATATTGTGTCTATCTGATCCATCTGTTCGTACGGGGACTTCATTGATTCTATATTACTTAGGTATAGGTAAGAGTTTTTTATATCACCTCCAACACAACCATCCCAATCCAGGTAACTAACCATCATATTTCCCTTTCCAATATAATCTACCCTATATGACCCCGATAATTTAATGTCAGTTCCATTAGAGTAACAGGAAAGATCCTCACCATTCCTCTTTATAGATCTTCCATCCTTGTTTAAGGTAATAACATCGTTTCCATTTATATATGTAAACTCACTGTTTCCAAAGTAATCTAAATTCTCTTCATCTTTCAGATCATCAATAAGTAGCCTGGACGTACTCCTACGAATCCTATCCAACTTATCCATTACAAAGTCGCATAACCTATATTCACGTAGGCTGGAGAACATATAGATCCTTTTGCTGAGATCTATTTCGTATTCATCACATCCTTCTACTACATTCCTAAGAATCAACTTTTCATCCATACCTCTACTGTATTTGTTAAATAAAATGAACCTACATCTTTTACAATAAATCTTACTATTGATTTCTCCTCTTCATCGGATTCTAAAACACTAAGGAATAATGTAAATCTATCATTCACATTACCTACCTGCCGGAAAACCTCAGCCGTACAGTCATCGCAAAGTATCAGCTCCCTTGGGATTGATAATCCGTCGCCTATTTTTCCATACAGTGAATCTCCTACGTTGTTTTTGTAGTAACATATATCTAACCTACTCTTATCATAGTGATTAGTGTCCAATAATCCAGAATACTGATGTGTACATTCACCGAACATCTCGCTTATTGTGGCCACCTTTTCATTATTTCTGATACAGAGGTAGAATTTCTTAATTATAGAATCCTCTCCAAGGATGTGAAATTCAGTTTCGTCCTTGAAAAGTCTCTCCATAATCTTATCATAGATTTCCACTTCGTTTTCCATGTTGTATTTCATACTTTTATCTCATCATAAAGTTCCCAAATATCTTCCATAGGTTCAGATAGATCAAGAGTATTTAGTATCCTCCTTTCGGTTACATTGCAGGTACTGTCTAGGCACTGGACAATATCATCAGATACGTAGTATCCAGATATTTTCTTAGCAAGTCCTTGATCCCTGGCCATAATCACATTCATATAGTTTAGTACATACGGACTATGAGTTGATACAAGAATTTTATCCGAGTAAATATTCCACCAGTTAAACTTTCCTATTATATAATCTATATAATCTATTTGTTCATATGCGGATCTCCCATATTCAATATCTCTAAAGAAACTGTAGGAAGTTTTACCTGACAATATCGATCTATTTACTTTTGATGTTGTATTTGGGAATTGAATTATTTCATTCCCGGAACCTTCCTCTTTAATATCCTTTCCAGGTAAGAAATACTTTAAACTAAATGGAGGTATTTCTTCACTATCACTGCATACTCCACCTCTACAGTCCATTATGAACTGAGGAATAATATTTGCTAGTTTATAAGTATCCCCAGAGAATATAATTACCCTCTTCTCACTGAGGTCTACAGTATACTCTCCCTCATTCTCTATCTGAACTTCTACTCTTTCTTTTAAATTCTCTTCCATTCTCTTTTAGTATTTGGTTTTCGTGAATTATCCAATTATGTTTTCTGTCCTTATGATCTTGTATTACATATCTCATCCTTCCAGCTCCTGTATACTTACAATTATATCCAGGGAACAGTCTCTTTACTATTCTTCCAGACAAAACTTCTCCTTCTCCTTCTCCGAAAGTGAATTCAACCTTATCGTTGTGATTTAGTATCGGGAAGAGTATATTACTTATCTTTTCCATACCGCAAAGGTAAGAAGAATAGTGGAGAACTAAGTCTCCACTATTCAATTATCTATACATCTTCCACAAATCTTTGATATCAACTGGAGGGACCCGATCAGGTGTTTCGTTATCTGTACTCTTCTCCTCAGAATTAATTTCCTTCAACCTATCAACAGCAAATTCAATATACTTTTTAGCTTTGTTGAGGTCTTGGATAGGATTTTCCTTCCGATCCCATCTCCAGAGATATTTCCAAGTATTTCCAAGATAGAAAGACAATGCTCCATCCTTAACTCTAGACAAGTTTTGATCGAGAACATCTCTCAATTTGATCTTATCTGATTCATAGTATGAAGGAGATATCGGATTTTTCCCCTCAACCGTCTCCTCCTCCTTATTCTCTTCTGGAGCTGTTCGGACCTCTTGTCCTGAATATCCATCCCATTTCTCTATAAGAAACTTCTCCATTAATTCGTCAACACGATTTAACTTAAAGTAATTTTCTGGAATATGATCATTCCTATTTATCACCGTACAGGAGTATCTATCAGAATATTTTTTGATTATGGTATTTTCAGTTAGGTCTATTTTGTCATATCTCCCAATTTGAGATCCATTACTATCAAGGAGTTCATCTAGACCATATGCATCCATAATCTCATCTGCAAAGTAGGTATTCCTATGGAGATCCTTCACTATAGATTTTAATATTTCATCCTTACTAATTTCTTCCGAATCATGGTAAGGGAGCTTCTCTCTACTTATTACAAGGAAATTTCCAAGGAGGTAAAAATGATTGTCTGTAGCTATATAAATTACTTCTGTATTTTTAAGTGGAGATCCACAAGTCCCATATGAGACTAAATTTACTCCAAAGTACTTTTTCAATTCTCTTACGGAAACTTTTCCACCTACATAAGTGTGATCCTTAGGCTTTTTCTTGTTATCTTTCAACTTCTTATTCTTCTTTAGAATGTTCCTAATTTCCTCCCTGTCAATCTCTGAATATCCCTCAGGTAATTCATAATCGTTTACCAGTACGGCATTCTCTACAGTGCTTCCGACATTGTAGAAGTACGATTCATCGATGTCAAATACAGTTTTATTGTCGTACTCGTCTAGGTATTTATTTACAACTGATGGAGTTTGGAAGTATTCCTTCAGCTCTTTAACTGAGATTTCATCTTTGTTTGTCTCCCCCTTCCTTTTTCTTTCTGACAGAATATCTGGAGCTGTCATACCTTTTATCCCTCTTAAAGCAACTTTATCGTGATCTTTTGGAGTTTTACCTACACTCTCTTCACCGTATTTTATGGTTTTTTCTAGTCCATCCCTGTCTTTCAAATATATGCAATCCATTTTGTTTAGGTAGTATATATGACCAATCTCATCACACCTAAAATCTAGGTAAATTATCTCGTACTCACCATTCTCTCTAAGAGTTTTAGACGAAACTTCTTCAATGAGTCTTGCATTACTGAATGGGTTGAAGAACGTATCTGATTTGAAATCCCCCTTAACAATAGTTACGAACAGTCCAGACATCATTGGGACGAACTCTTTGAAGATCTCACTTCCACCGATGACATATGCCTCCGTATTTTCAAAATCCACTCCAGACCTATCCCTTGCGGTTCTTACTGCATCAATCACGTTTTTTTCTACGAAGTAACTTCCATCTTCCGGATCTTCCAAAGTTTTTGATAGAACGATATTGACCCTTCCCTCTAACGGGAACTTGTCCCCTATGGATTCCATAGTCTTTCTCCCCATGATAATTGGATGACCCATAGTTTTCTTCCGGAAGAAATTCATATCCTCCTTTACTCTCTCCCAAGGGAGATCACCTTTGTATCCGATGCCCCAGTTCTCGTCTGCGGCCATTATTCCAAATATCCTCATATTAACTAAACTTTATCAATTTTCTCTCTATTCTTCTTACATAGAAAATCAATAAGATGAGATTTTTTCCAGATTGATCCTCCACACTCTGAGGTGTATTGGAGAGGTATTGTATGATTGTATCTTATATAAAGAGTATCTCCTATGATTTCTGCGTCTTTTCTATCTAGATCTACATAGTCCTCCTTATTTAGTACTACATCTTTATATCCAAAGCTCGGTACGAGATCAAGCTCTTTAGTGACCATTGATGGGTTGATCGTCATACCTCCATTATCGGATATTTCTCGCAATACCATTTCCCCAGCAGACTTAATAATATAGTCTATATCACTACAGTCCCCGCATATAGCCTTGCAGAGATCTAATCTATTAATCACATGGATGAATCTTCCCATTTCAATATTTTTTCCCGAAAGAGCGATTACCAAGTTATACTCCAGTTGGGAGTATTTAATTCTCCTATGGTACTCTAACTCTCTCCTATCTGCTGTAAGATTTTTGTCGTGACGGGCTAGTTCTTCAAATTTTTCCACGTTAATATCTAATTTCCTAGGATCTGAATCACTGCAATAAATATCGTGTTTATATACAATAATTGAATTGGATATCCTTGAAAACTTCTTAAATAAAAAATAATCTGCAATTACGTATACATCATCCGAGAAATAGTCGACCTTACTGAGAATATCTCCTACCTCCTCTATCGGAGGATCTCCAGTAGAATCAGTTCTTGGGAGAACGACCTTACTTCCTCTCTCATCCTCTCCTTTTAGAAGACCCTTTGGGACAACAGTAACATTCCTTTTTGATAGATAAAGACAGGTGTTATAAAACCTTACTGATACTTGGTTGATAGGGAGAATATTTCTCTCCCTATCTACTGGAACTATTGTTATTATATTCATACTTTAATTATATGTTTCTTCAAAGATCTCTTTCTTACAAGGATAAAACTCTCCCTTTACTCCTTTGATGATATAGTCTCCAAACTCGCAACTCATTTCTCCTTCTAGAGTACTTATAACTGCGCCATACTTATTGAATGTGAGTGACTTCCCAGCAAAATTATGTACTTCCTCTTGATTGTCCTTTGAAAGCTGAATGGCTTCAATCTCTATTGGTTTCTTTGTGTATTTGTTTACTACATATGGATCATCTATCCTAAACCTCATCCTATTTTTCTCGAAATATGTGTCCTTTATTCCTCCTGACAATAGGCTAAGGATTGTATGTACGGTTCTTTTTCCTTTTACTTTTGAAAGTGTCTCCTTGTTGAAATTGAATGAGTCACAATTAAGGTATCTACTAATCAGGTCCAGAGCCTCGTACATCGATTCGTACTCATCTACAAGATCATCACTGTCTTTACACATAAGTATCTTGTGGAGGAGATAGTCTTTATCGATATAGCTAGTAGATATTGGGGATATTATCTTACCAATTGAACCATCTAAGTCCAACATATGTAGCCTTCCAATTATGTTTTTCAGTAGGGAGTCAATCGATATTGATATTCCTATCAACTTACCGAACGGTTTTGCTATCTTTAATGAAAGATGTTCCTGACTCCAACTGGATGGTCTCTTAACATAATCTCTAATTTTTATGTATTGGTTAAGGAGCCACATTAGTGTATTTACCCTATTTCCGATGTACTCTGGTGCGTTCCCATTTGAAACTAGGGTATAGGTTCCAAAACGAATAGTTTTCTTGAAGTCACTATAATAATAATGACTTAATGTTCCTGACTTATCTAGCTTTCCTAAGCTATTTGAGTCTTCATCTTCAAATAAGTTATCTATGAATTTTTCTATTGATAGTTCAATACATTTTGCAACGTTTGTCCAATGTTCCCTATCCTCCCTATTTCCAAAGAGTTTCTCAATAAATAAGTAGTCTTCTCCTTCTGGAGGGAGAATTTTGTAAACTTTCCCCTCAATTCCATGTTCTACGGTAAAGTTGAAATCTACTGTTAAGTCATCGTCAGTAGGAGTAATTCCTTTACTACTAAATTCCTTCAACATGTTCAGGACATCATCACACTTTTCTATTTTTCTCATACTTTTATTTATTATACTAATGGTTTGAAATAACTATCTGGATATTTATTTATTATCATTCTTTGCATTATTTTTGAGATTACTAACCAGACCTCTCTCGGCAAATGTCCACAGAAGAATCCATAGGTACTGAGGTCTGATAGGTACCTAACCACTTCTAATGATATTTCATAGTCACCAATTACGGGAGAATCAGAACGTGACAGGACAATGGCCATATGTAACAGCTTTTCCCTGTCTCCACCGAAAGTAATTCTGAAAATCCTCTCCACTTCCGGATCATCTTTCCTCATTTCATGCATCCACGGATTATTTTTAAATACTTCAAGTATTCCATCAGAGTAACCTATGGACTCACTGAAGAGGGAATTTATTTTATTAGGAATCTCTTCTTTTTCAATTATGTACCTTTTATATGGATTTAGGCATTGAATAAACTTATTAACTATATCTCTAACCATGTACCATATTGACCCCCAATAAATAGACTCTTCAGCATTACTTTCTAGGTATTCCATCAGAATATCATAATGCTTTAATAGTACTCCTGACTTATCATTATTGAAGTCATCTATACAGAATGGACCACTACTAAAATATTCTTTCAGAGACCTATGGAGACACTTTAAGACTCTATTACAGTATCTACGATCAAAGGGTAGATTCGGATCCCCAAAATAGCTGGTTACTTGGTCAGAAAAACTCTCATCTATTCCAATGACTTTTCCTTTATTATTTACTTTCTCTGGTATGCATAGATCTACAATATAGTCTCTACTTCTTAATTTCTTACCGTCTCCGAAGATATTGTACATATCTTCATATGTTTTTACTTTTCTCATATATTACCTTTTAGATCCTATAATAATCTATACTCAACAGGATTTGAAATACCATCTTTTATATTGTATATTGATAGAAAGTCCTTTCTTACTCCTTTATCTAGTCCTACCATCTTAGAGGCATATTCCCTTACTGCCAACTCTACGTATGAGCTATTAGACGAAATTATCAAATCTACTTTATTGTTGCAAAGTCTGCTAATTGCTTGGTCTACTATTAATTTTTGAAAATATCTATCAAACTGATCTATTTCATTGATTATAATAGTTAACCTTTCCTTCTTTTTCTTCTTTACTTCTAGGTAGCTGTTTACTGGATAGAATAAAGTTTCCATCAAATACTTCTCACTGAGATCAGAAGAGTGTCCAGAGGATATTTCATATGGAACGTGGTCTAACTCAACTATGTCCATATTTATCTCTCCTCTTTCTATATAGTCCATACTTCTATATTCTCTTTTCCGAATTCCTGATGAGATCTCTAGTTTCCTATCAAGATTTATCTCCGTAAATAGGCCATCAAAGTTGTAGGTCCAGAACCCATCTTCATCCGTCATATACATAAGTGTTCTGGGTACTAGATTTCCTCTGAATGTATCCTCGCCTTGTATGAGAGTAATTCTACTAATTAAGTCTAAGTCTACGTTCTTTATGTATCCTAAATTTTCTATTTTAATCCTCATCTTCTTTCTCCTTTAGGAACTCGGATATTTTATTTTTATTGGTTGTAACTGATCCGTCCTCATTTGTCTTGATCAATCCTTTATCAAGGAGAAGTTTGCAAATCATTTCCTTCCCTTTTTCTGTATAGACTAGACATTTCGCATTGAACTTTAGACTTCCATCCTTTCCGTAAACAGGAACGTCCTTTACATTTCCGTATCCCTCATTGTTATACCTATATGTAAGTCCGTATGCCGGATTTTCCTTGTTCTTGCTAAGATGCATTGTCACTCCTAACTTTAGAAGTATCTTATTCAAACATTGGGCTGTCATGTCCAAACTCTTAGCTACATTAGTTGCAGTAAGCATATACTTACTGTCGAGGATTTTGTCGTAATATTCAGCCTTTGGCTTAGCCTCTTCGAGTTCCTTCTGAGCAGATTCTCTAAGTTTTCTTTCATTAACCAGGTCTGTAAGGATTTCAATCATCTTCTGAGGATCACTCAATACCTCCTTCAGCTTCTCCCCAGTCACATATGCTCCATGCTTCCTAATAGATGGAAGAACCTCTTCTACTACCCAATCTTGGAATTTTTCAGCCTCTGGCTTCTTACTCTGCATTACGCACCGATAGAAGTTTGGCTCTGAGATATATGTTACTGGCCTACGAATTCCATCTTCACCTTCCTCTGTCTCTCTATCCAAAAATCCAGATTCTGTAAGTCTCTTCTTAACAACTGAAGGGTTACTAGTAAGATCCAAACATTCCAATACATCTAAGTATCTGAAAAATATATCGTTTCCAATTATCTTTACCCTCAGGGTACCGAAACTTTCGTTACTAAATACTTCTACTTTATTTTCCATAATTATCTATTATTACTATTATATACTGAATAAGTACCTGACCTAAGTTCAACTTAGGTCACCCCCTTAATTGGTATCTAATATACCCAATCTAGATTTTATCTATGTTGTCTACAATAAACTTCTTCAAATCCCCTGATCCATTTCCTCTCGTCTTCATAACTATTTCCACAAGTCCGTACTTGTCCGTGAACCAAGGAACTCTCTTTCCTTTTGTCGTATCCCTCATCATCTGTACCCTAAGGAAGTCCTCTCCCTTCACATTACTTACATTCCTTATCTTACCAATAGCCTTGCAAATATCTCCGATATTATACAGGATAAGTTCGTCATCATATCTGTACCCATCAATCTTGTTCCCATTTGGGAGGGTAATCTCACTAGTTTTTTGAATAAATTTTATCTCCATCTTTCTACTATTATTTATTATACTGAAACTTCTCCTTTAATTGTTGGATGTGGATCATACCCTACCAACTTTATATCTTCATACTTGAAATCAAAAATCGAATCTATAGACTTGTTCAACTCAACTCTAGGAAGATTCCTTGGTTCCCTACTAAGCTGATCTCTAACCTGATCAATGTGATTGAGGTATATATGGGTATCCCCAAACGTATGAATGAACTCATAAGGCTCGTAACCCGTTACTTGAGCCATCATCATCAGTAGAAGCGAGTACGATGCAATGTTGAATGGAACGCCTAAGAACATGTCCGCACTCCTCTGATAGAGCTGCAAACTTAGCCTATTTCCATGACTTACATAAAACTGAAATAAGATGTGGCATGGTGGAAGTTCCATCATGTCCAACATTCCTACGTTCCAAGAGCTTACGATATGCCTTCTTGAGGTTGGATTATTCCTCAAACTATTTACAACTGAACTAATTTGATCGATGTAAGTTTGACAATCATCATATTCATAATCATAGAAGTGTGATGGCAAATGATTTGGACATCTTCTCCACTGCTCTCCGTAAATTGGTCCGAGATCTCCACGTTCGTCGGCCCATTCGTCCCAAATGTGAACTCCATGATCGTTGAGATACTTTATATTAGTATCTCCACGCAGAAACCAAAGGAGCTCATAAACTATAGATTTGAAATGTACCTTCTTTGTAGTTACTAGTGGAAATCCTTTCGATAAGTCAAATCTAAGTTGTCTTCCAAAAACACTTAATGTACCTGTTCCTGTACGATCTTTTCTTTCTTCACCGTTCTCCAATACGTCTTGGAGTAACTTCAAATAAGTTTTCATATACTCAAATTCAAATAATCCCAATAATAAGTCCGTTTGCCCAAAAAAAAGTAGGTACGGAAAAATATCCGTACCTAGTTTGATTATGCATTTTCTGTTAACTCCCTTAGAGCCCTCGCTCTAGAGTTGTCTGTAGATGGAATCAGGTTTCCTTCCGGATCCCTGAATATGAATCCAGTCGCAGTGACCATATTGATCATCCTCAAGTCGTTGCTTCCATCCTTTTCTACGTTCTCAATGAACTTTTCTGTTCCCATTGCGAGAAGGCTATCTAGCTCCATTTCTCCAATACTTTGTCCGCCACCTTTTCTATAACGTCCTCTACCAAAGATAGAGTCTTCATCTTTAGTGTCTATACTTGAAGTTACCTTACCAGTATAGTCAGCAGAGTGTGATAGCTTCTTAATATAAGAAAGACCCGTAACAGACTCTCCCTCAACGTACCCCAACTCGTGAAGTCTATGTCGATCTCCAGCCTTTGGAACATAGTCTTTTGGAGAGAATCCTTGGATACCTTTATCAGTCTCAGCAATGATTACATCCGGACAGAAGATTACGTCAGTGTCCTTGACCCCAAGCTCATTCATCCATTCAACAAGAGTGTCATAAGAAATCTTAGAGTAAAAACCTACCTCTAACTTAAATCCAAATACGTCAGTTGACTTAAAGTATTCAGAGAACTCCTCGTCAGACATGATTGTGAACTTCTTTCCATAATACTTCTCAGTAAATTTCTTTGCCTCTGAAACCTTTCCAAGATCCATCTTGTTCTTTAAGATACTATAGATCTTTAGAACGCACTTACTCAGTGAAGTCTCATAGAGCTGAGATATATTCTTTCTACTGATTACTGCCGCGGGATTGAGAAGAATTTCAGAGGGAGTTCTTTTTCCATCAGGACTCTCTATTTGTGGCATACATTCGTCAGGAAGAATCAGAGAGATTACTCCCTTTGATCCGTAGTTATTAACTACCTTATCACCTAGCTTTGCCCTATTAACCCTAAGAACTTTAGCACTGATATACCCAGCAGCTCTCTCGTCCATCTCTACCTCGTCAGCTTTCAGGTCCTTATACTTCTGTGGAATCCAATCGTAATCGGAAGACTTCTCTTGAGACTTCATGGATTCAAGGATCTTTACTGTCTCTGGATTAGTAAACTTAATCCCATCCTTTATCTCTACTCTAATGTCAATGAGGAAACCTTCATCGACATTATTAGGAACAAGTAAGTTAGCTTGATTATAGCTAATTCCAAGCCCTTTGAGAAGTCCGGTTGTTAAGTTCTTACCTAAGTTAGGATTAATTCTAAGTTTAGACAGGTTATTTACTATAATATCCTTGCTCTCTACAGCAGATCCAATCTTCTTAACATAACTGATTATGTCATCAGGATAAATATCTATACTGAAGTTTATGAGAGAGAAGTGCATCAATCGGTCTGAGTGAGACTTGCTGATTACAATTCCATCCTCGTGAGTATATCCAAGGTAGTTCATATAGATTACTCTCGAATTGATTCCAATATCGAAAGATCCTCTCTTCATTACCTTTGGAACTACTACAATATCTCCTGACTTAACTGATTGACCAACCTTAACTGCGGGATCAAATGAGATAATTGAATCATTTGCACCCACAATAGGACTGGAGATGTCAGTAAAGTACACAGACCCCTTGGCATTCTTGAAGAATATCTTATTCTCCCTTATCCCTACTACAGTAGCATCCTCTCCTTCATGTCTACTAACAAGAGTTGAGTTCTCAAGAACTTCTTTATCGTGTCCAGAAGAAATCAGGTTAGGCTCACCATTAGGTAGTTCTATGGCCTGTTTCAACATGGACGCAGTACCCATAGAAAGTCGAATAGAGTCAGATGCATTTCCCATAGGAATAAGCATTGAGGTTATGGATAGCTTATGATCAGGCATGGGCTCAATAAGGTCGAACTTATCCGAGCTTGTTCCATCATAGTACTTAAGCCTAAGTTTATATTTTATATCCTTAGACTTAAATTTCTTATTCTCATAGTCCCAATACTGATTAATAAGAACTTTCTTAGTACAGTATTTTGTATATGGAATAGTTACCTCCTTCTGATCTGGGAATGTATAGCACTTGATGTACATTTCATTGTCCCTAAGCTCCGCACAGTAATTCATCTCATTAATCTGGTTCGTATTCCCGTTAATAGGAGTATTTACTATGTCAATGAGATCTGTCATCGAATCATTTACAGCAACATTCTTAGGAATAGTTACCTTAAACTTCATCGAATCAAATACGAGCGGATTAATTGTATTAGGGATGTCAATGTTCTTCTCATTGGCTATCTTGAAATACTGATCGATACACGTCTGAATAGATCTTAGAAATATTCTTTTGTATTGATAGTATTTCTTCCTAATATCCCGGGTTACTCTTGGCCTTACGTCTCTTCCATAAAGATACTTCAAGAAATTAGATTCAGTAGACCAGATCTTTTTATCGATCATGCTGTCGTACTTCTTATCCTCTCCCCTCTCTATCATCTTAAGAATAATATCTTTAGTCAAGTAGTTACCTACATTATCGGTGTCTAACTTGACTTTGATCTTATCTACCTCGTACTCAGTTAACTTTAGGTTGTCCTTATACTTGTTAAGATTGTCATCCGTTGCAGGTATCTTTACTTCGTTGTCATCTGAGTCGAATAAGCTGATAGTGATGTCGTACCCATCTGGATTGGACTTATCCTCAGTGAATCTGACATCAATCTGATCGTTTATAATGACGTTATTACTGTAGACTGTACACCTATCATCCCGATCAAGGGTATTTGTAGGGATTCTTAGCGCACCTCCAACTACGAATACGTTATTGATAAGTTTCGGAATCTCAAGATCTGAGCTATACTCCTCTGATTCCCCATCAACGACTGTCCGGAAGTTGTATCTTACAGTCATAGAACCAGTTCTACCCGTCATTCTTAGGTAGCTTATATCTAAGTTATTGGATTCTATTACTTGATAGTTTAATAGGGAGCAATAATTCTTATCATCTGAAGAATAGTTTACCTTATCAACCATGAACTCGACGTACTTACCTAGCTCTCTAACCACATTTTCATTGAATTTATTTACCATCTATAATTGCTCCTCCTATTTTATTCCTGTCGTCGAATAGTATCTGGTATACAGTAGTATCCTTAAAGAATTCATTTATATCAGTAAAAATCCCATCAGTAACTTCTTTCCAGTTTTCCTTAATCTCTCTGTAAGGTTTTACTAGTAACACGTAAGACCAAACTAAATTCAAGTTAGGAAATTCTTTTTGAACGATTTCGTGAGATAGGACGCTATCCTTATTTATATTGTACTTTGACTCTATAGAATCTATTAAGTTATCTAGTTTTTCTTCGTCTATCTCATCAAATGGAGTCTCTACTGCAAGACAGAAGCTCATAAGACCACCATCGGCTACAGTAGATTCACTGATTATTTCTGTTCCCTTAAGAAAATCCCTCATATCTGATGATATTCCTTCCTCCATATCCGACCATTCAGCTTCGAAAGTGTCTGGGTTTGTGAAATTATCATCGATTCTGGATAGTAGGATGTAAGTCCAATAGCTAGAGTTCTCCTCGTACCCAGTTGCGATCTCATTTACTATTACGTCTATTGAATCTAAGCACCTATCAGCTATACTTTGTCCGAGGATAATGGAATCCTCCTCACTGGGATTGTGAGGAGGAGTTTTGAAAGATCTGCAATAGCTTCTCAATCTCATATCTTGTTGCTCAAAATTAGTGGAAGAATTACTGACGTGATAGGATCGGACCCGATGTCCTTTCCTTCATAGGTAATCTCCTTAAGAGTTCTACCAGCGTATCCAAATGCAAGTGACTTGAAGAACGATGAGGATCCCTTTACGCTCTTTACGAGAGACTGAACCTGAACCCTGTCCTCTCCCCTCCTAACAAGCAGTGAGAACAAGAACTCAATAAGCTCTGGAGATACTGGAAGAAGTTCGTCAAACTGGATCTTAAAGTATTTATATACTTCGATATAATCTTTCTCCTTGTTTGTTAGATTCTTTAAGTCAAGAGTTCCTGAGCAGATTCTCTGATACTTCTTGACCTCAGTACCATCTGGAACATAGTACATGTTTTCTGGATCATATCTGTACTCTTCATCTCCAATCATAACCTTGAACTTGTTGTCCTCATCCTTAATGTACCTAAGTATCCCAGAGTTTCTTGCATAACAGTCAGAAAGAATCTTCTTGTTATTTTGGAAAGTCTTGTTACCACTTACAGGATTTGCTGAGCACAGTTTGATAATTCTATCCAGACGATAAGAAGGAGTGACCATGAGATAGTGCCTTCCAAGAACGTCTCCCTTATCATAAGTATCTCCGTTCCTAGGCAAGCTCTGAGCGAATCTATTTCCTTCTGGCCACTTATACTCTTTTCCAGTCTTAGTTGTCAGAATTACCCATCCATCTTCGATCTTAAGTTTTCCAGAGTCTGGAGACAGAATCCATTCAGGATATTTATCACCGCTTCCGGGGAATTGGAACAAGTTACCAGAGTGTTTAAGTGCAAGACCAGACTGAGTAAGAGTCTCTGTCAGGGAGCTAATCATGGACATACCAACCTTAGATCCCTTAGGATAGTTAACTACATTAGATAACATGTCCAAAGTAATCTTATTTGGTCCCAGAGTACTTGTAAGAATAGATCTTACTTTTACAGGTTCATCAGACTTTGATTTTCCTACTACTGTTCCATTAACTCGTGTCCTACCTTCAGCTTCACTTTCCTTGAGATAGATTCCTTCGTTCTTCTCATCCTCCCCATCAATTAGCAAGTACTCAGAGGCTAAGTAGTTGAACTGTCTTGTAACGTATCCAGACATAGGTACAGAAAGCTGCTTTATGTCCTGTACTGCACGGTTCTCTATAGCGTGGTTCTTGTAGTCAAGAGGAGACATACAACCAACGAGAGTGGTTTCAGATAGGTGGAATACGCCATCAGGCCCTACGTTTAGCTGCTGAACCGACATGTCCCTAAGCTGAGGAAGTTTTGCTCTTGAAGTCTCTGTTACCCCGGTCTTAATGTGATCAGGAATCTCCTTGAGAACTTTCTTTTGGAACTCCTCATAGATCGTACGAATCGTACTGTCCTTAGTTTTCTGATCTAATTTTTCGTTAGATTCTATAGCCCGAATCTCATCAAGATATTTCTTATCTATGTGAACATATAGCTCAGATATTCTAGGGGCAGTTGATCCACTAAGAGTAGTTACTTTAAGTGCAAATTCACTGATGTCTCTGATTCTTTCAAGTCTGTCAGGCTTACCTCTAAGCTGCTCGTACAAGAAGATGCAATTATCAGAGTTGATGTTCCCCTTGAAATCGTCTTCCAAATAAGCATTTACATCCTTATCGAAAAGTTCAGACAAAATCTCTCTTCCAAGGGTCGTCTTCTGTCCGTTGAGGATAACCATTGTCTGGTACTTGAAGTCCCTATTCATCTTCTTGTGATCCTTAAGATCTTGTAGAGAATCAAATGTTTCCAGTTTGTCTGGTACGTATACCTTAGATGCTTGGATAAGGCCATGCATCATCTCGTGAGTAGGGACATACAAGGGCTTATGGTTCTTCTTATACAGGAAAATGTTCTTAGGACTCATAGCTGAGGTCATAAGTTCATTCATCTTCTTAGGAATACTATAATAAGTCATAGCATCACCATCGAAGTCTGCATTAAGAGGAGGACACAGGGCTTGAGGTATCTTCATAACATAGTCGTTAGTAAGTTTTACCTTACATACGGCCATACTTAATTCATACAAAGTAGGTGCTCGGTTGATGATCACGTACTTCGCTTCAAGATCATCGTCTCCAGCGATATATTCCTCAAACAGTCTCTGAGTCTCTGGATCATCATACTCATTCTTGTAGATTTCCTCAGCTTTCTTAGTTGTAGTCCCCTTCTTGTCTGCAATGTACTGTACGAACTCATCCATACAAGTCTCATACATCAAGTGTCTAGGAATTACAACCTCATCCGCTTTCAGTGTTGGATCTGGAACAATCACTGCTCGACCAGAGTTTGGAACTCGGTTTGAGATAATTGTTCTAGCCATATTCTCATCAGATGGTCTCATAATCTCAGAGATAGACTCTAGGTCTCTTGAGATAAGGGCCCTAAGACTTCCTCTAAAGTATGCTTTAACAAGCTCAGAGTTTATCTTAGGGAAGGTTGTCTTATAGAACTGATGAATGCAGTAGATAATGTTCTTATATACTCCAGTTATCTTATCGTTCTCTAAGACTCTCTTACCGTCCCTAATCCTAAGCATTGGTCTCCTCATTGCTATTGGAAGGACAATTATGTATTGGTTGAGATAAGCTCTAGCTTCCTCAAGAATATCTGGCTTGTTAAGATGGATAAGACTAATCAGTCCCTCGAATGAGCATTTGGTAAAGTCGTCAATCTTATCCGTTACAGTTAGAGTATCTGAGCCCTTATCATATTCAAACTGGCAGACATCAAGGACAGCTTGATCATACCATCTCTTACCTTCAAAGTACTTACTCTCAAAGTCAGTTACGATCTTCTTGAAGTTAGTCTTTATAAGTGAGATGAAGTTGGTTATCTTATATTTATTGTAATAATACACTGGACTTTCAATCCTTCCGAATCTCTTGAAAGACTCTTCTTGACTTAGGACATTCGTTCCACACCTAGGACATCTGATTCCTGGAGTACGTATATTGCCACAATTACATCTGTTCACCTGTAATGCACCAAATATGGTAGGGTCATAGACTCCTTTTTCGTAAGGGTCTAGCTTCTCCACCTTAAGATTAATGTCCCTATGCTCAGTAAGGACATTGTTCTTTGTAAGTTCAACGATTTTCTCGTCGGTAAGTATTTCTATTCTTATATTTTTCTTATCCATCGTTATGACTCGAATATAAGTTTCTTAGCAGCAGCAGTTTCTTCTGGAAAATTCGTCAGTATCTCATTGTATACTGTTCGTCTCCCCTTCTGATAAGCGTCCTTTGATAGATCAAAAATCTCTAGAATCTTAGATGGAAGTACTCCTCTTGTAGACTTTCTGTACTCTCCCCTAAATTTCTTGAACGCGTTATACGTCTCAATCGGATTGACAATCTTCTCCCTTATCTTACCAAAATGTCTTTCGTAAATTACTGTAGACTTGGTTCCGTCAGTTCCCCAAAACTCTTTGCTTCCAACAGATTCCGCAATGTCCGCCATATCCTCGTTACCAGACTTCCTCAGATACTCTACAAATCTATCTAGAGTATCCTCCCTTACACTATAGAGTAAGTCATTGACCCTTCTTATGGGACTATAGAGATACTTAGGGAGATCCTGAATCAAGGCAATCACGTCCATTTGGTTAGTAGTGATTAGCATGATTATCAGGGCCTTTGCTTTAGTCATTCTTGACTTAGCCAGCTTTTCATTAGCTGGAAGCTCCTTCTTATCTGCAAGGTAAGATTCTACTATACTTACCATGACATTAAGCACTTTCTCCTCCATTACCTCATCATAAACTGACTTTGGTGCAGAATACAATTGTAATTTATAGGTATCAGACGATGCATACCTATTCTTTCCCTGACGATCGTTTATCTCGTTTGCGATATTCAAGGAATAGTTATATTGGTGTAGGAAGGTTAGAAAGGCCGCTGTTCTACTTGCGGCATCTTCAGTTTCAACTATCTGCTTATATATCTCAGCAGCCTTGTCCAACGATGTAATGACCTCCTTGTCCTTTTCTTGCTCGTCACTAGGTTTTACTTCCTCCATAGGTTCTAACTAAGTATAATCAAGCTATTCTTTTTCTCATTTCCACGCTTCACGGAAATACTTCCGGACTCTTTGTATACTGAGAAATAGCTTTTAATAAATTCAAACAGGTTAAATTCAGAGGGATGCTTTTTATAGTACCCCTTCAGTTCGTTTGGAGTCAGATCTTTATTATCTAATAGGAATCTATATATAGACTCCATGTCTTCACTAATAAACTTTTCTACTACAATAGCTGACTCACCACTTGATAACTTACTAACTATAGAAGATAGATTTATCTTCATTATTGGATCTTAATTGAGTTTACCAACTTTTCCCTCATACGACCATTACTGAGGACCTCTTGGACATTAATGTCAGGATCCTCGAACATGTTTCGGAGAAGGTCAATTGCCCCAGACTCAGAGAATGTTCCGTAGTACTTTCCTCCAAACTCTATGGCCTCTTGATCTTGACCGATTTCACTTCCTTTTCTTACGCTTACTACTCCGGTTATCTTATGAATAACAACATAGTACCAAGTAGGCTTAAATCCAGTAGTAATCTTGTCTAAAATTTCCTTTTCCATATTCCTTTCTATAATATAAGGGTATTATAAGTCAGGGTAATCTTTCCTTAGGTGGTTTATACTGTTCTCCAAGAAGTTCATATATGTCTTCTTCTGATTTTGGGATTATCTGATTACCATCTTTCCCCGTCATTCCGTGCAAAGATAGTTCATATCCCAGACAATATGCGGAGTTTATCAACCTAAGGATCTCTTTTTTCCCACTATTATGAAATAATGACCTAGTATATAGCTCATTAATTGGGACATTAATAATATCGAAGTTTATTCTCCTACCTATTGAGAAGGATGATCTATCCTCTCCACAATAGGACTCTTCGGAGAATGTCATGTACCTGAATTTTTCAGATACTTTTTCAAATGGGACTTCTGTACTTATAAAGAATCTGACACCATCTCTTATCTCATCTTTACCTAGTACATAATCCCCTATTTGACTGTATGAGATTTTATCTCCATACATAGACAGTGCATACTTAGCCAACTTTACGTATGATGAGATTTCGTCCCTATTTATCGGAAACTTTTCTGTATCATACTCCAACTTTTCATTAGAGAATGGTACCTCTGACGGCTTTATTTCTGGGTGATCTGAGTAGATCTTTACCAGATGTTTGCACAGTCTATTCGGAGAGTATATCTTATTAAATGATCTCCTGTATATGAAGTCTGGACATGTACAGGTCACTTTATCAGAGTCTACACAATACTCATTTCCATTAGATCCATATACTTGAAAAATCATTGTTTACTTGAATTATTTTTCCTCTTCTTCTGCTTTTACTGGAGGAAGATTCTTTGACCTAACTCTTCCTTGAATATCTGTATTCTGGAATGAAGCCGCATTCTTTTTGAACTCCTCTACTAGATCTAACTGATCCTCGAAGAATGGATTACTGAGGGATTTATCGTAGTAGATCTTCTTTGTTGATCCATCCGATAGTACAGTAACTCTCCATCTCATATCTCTACCATCCTTCTCTGGTAGCTTATCGTCTATCCTTACAGACCTTACTTCTACTATATGATTGGATAGGTCCATTACATAGATAATCTCAGGAGAGTGAGAAGCCATTAACATCCTTCTCCTATTCTTTATGTACAAATAAACTAGTAATACAGATACCAGAAATACAGCTGATATAATTATTTTTAGTAACATGATTATCAACAAAAATTATGGGGAAGATTACTCTTCCCCTATTTATTTATCCAACTTTTACTATCGTCTTGTCTTTTATCCAAGGACGAGTCTTTTCCAAGAATTTCTTTGTAGTAGCGATAGATTCTGTCACCCTACCCTTTTGCGTATTACGTCCAAGAAGTACACATCCATGAGTATCCTTCTCAGTATTACCGTGGTGGAATAGAACCTGACTGAATCCATTAATTCCCTCAATATAGGGCATGTACTTGTCACCAAAAGTTGAACTGAATCTAGGGGATCTCCTCCAATCTACCCAGTAAGTTCCATTTGGAATAGCCGTCTCTCCCCAAATTTTCTGCTCATCCGGGTCAAAGGTTCCATTTCTATTTGTATCCCTGTCTGTATCCTCTAGACTGTCGCAGAAATACTCTCCATCCAAATACACATTACTAATAGTGTAATTCGGACCTCTAAAGATCCTCTTGATTTCGATAGTGTGCTCTTTCTGAGGAGCTTGAATCACTGGGGGCTCTACTTTGATGGGATTCTCCAATGAGTCTTTCTTTACTGTGTCTCTCTTAGTGCTGAACGTATCCTTATTAGCCAATTTATCAAGCAATACACTCTTAGGAATGTCTACTGGCTTTGGCGGATCTATGTCAGGTTTTCTAATTGAATCCTTAAACACAAATGGTTTAGGTTCAATAGGAGAGGACAGTCCACTGACCGAGTCTATGTTGCTGAGCGGAGTTCTTGGTGTATTTATTTCACCAGAGCTATCTCCGATCTTAGACATTAAGATCTCGTCAGTAGCATCGCTCATTTTTTGTACGCTAGACTTAGTTAAATAGGTTAGGAACGAATCCTTTTTAGTATCGAAATCGCTCTTCTTATTCCAAGCTGAGTCCATCCTTGGAGTTTCCCACATCTTCTTAGGTTCCTCCTCGGTTGCACTGTCTTTGAAGATCATTGGCTGATTAGGAACTGTCGTCTTTGTCGGATCAGCCACCTTATTATCCTCTTCCTTTTTGCCCGTATTTACTTTTAGTTTGGTTAGGATTCCTGTAAGTAAACTACTCATTTCTTATTTCTCCTTATTTCCTAGTTTTGGAAATACAACTCCTACTCCAAAGAAAGGTTTTGTATCTCCATCCTTCTCCACTTCAACCATTTTCGGATACGCACCTGACACCTCAAATACGTTTTCGTAGTTCATAAGAGTCTCGTTCATATAGAGATCGAACTTGTTATCATTCTTCATCGTAACAATGAAGTGACTCTCCTCTCCAAGCATCAACGTAGCAGTCTCTATATTACCGGGCAGATACTTAAGAATACCCATGAAATCGATATTCGGAATCAAGTGAATACCTTCAATACCTAGGAAGATCTCACTGGAGAAGAGTAGAGATTCTGATACAATGTACTCCTTATTAGTCACGCTCTCATGCTCCATATTCCTTACCATTAATGGAGCAACTGAAATCATTAAATTAAGAAGATCTGAGTTATTCTTTACTGGGGGTGGGGTGTGGTATCCATAAAGACTACTATCGTCCCAATCTACTAAGAAATTTCCCTCTACGTTCGTAATAATCAACTTGATCGGAAACCTTTTGTGCTCGTAGTAACTTAGACTCCCCTTAGTAAACCCGAACCTATTAAGCTCTTTCTCGTCGAGCTTCTTGATAATATTTTCCATATTTCTTTTACTTGAATATTTTCTTTACATTATCTCTATGTCTTATTAGACGGAGATTCTTTGATTTATTGTTAGACTTATTATTGTCTATATGATCTATGTCGTAGTCACCCCTGCTATCTCCACGAGCTTCTACGACCAGTCTATGAATGCTCCTCGGATATTTCTTACCGTTCTTGAACAGTTTTACTTGTTTGTATCCGTTCCCTTTATCGTATGGATGCATTCTTTTACCGTCCTTACCATAGACTACTCCGTCTTTAGTGACCTCGTAACCAGGGAATCCTTTAATCCTCATAACAATTCTGTCATATACTCCTGAAGAGCCTTATCAGTGGAAACGTATTTACGAGTCTTCCATACTCTCTTTAGCTTAAGCATATTGTCAGTATCCTCTTCCACATTATTTAAGCTAAACATTAGGGGACTTTTAATACATTCCAAATCTTCTTGACTGAACTCAGCTTTAGAGATTACGTCGGTTATCCAGTCATTTAAGTACTTGTACTTACTACTGATAAGACCGTTCTTAATTTGAGTGAAGATAACTATTGCCAAATATTCTTCGCCCGATACGCAGTAACTCTTCTCTCCCTTATCTTCCATAACATCCTTTTTATCAGGGACACTATCTTCTTTATTAACGGAAACTTCTCCATCTCCACTTATTATCCTAGTCTCCTCTACTAGATCTTCCTCCTTTTGAACCTCCTCTTCTTCATTCTTACTGAGGAGTCCCTTGAAAAAATTCTTTATTCTTGAAATCATATCACCCTATTGATAAACTCTTCCAAATTCAGTATGAGTCCGTACTGGCTAAAGGATACGATTGTTACTCGTTTCCTAATAGCCAAAGTAGAGATAGGAATAAGATACTCGGATTCACCTTCGAACGTTATCTCATTCCTTAAGGTATCTATCTTTATTGAATACCTTTTCTCCGACTCATCCATATTTATAGAGAGGTTCTTACACAAGAGTTGGTGAATGTGCATAGGATCACCAAACTCTCGTATAAGATACACTCTGTCAGGTATTAGGTTGTCTAGGAAATTTTCGTAGTGCATTTTCTCTGTATACTGAGAACTTATCTATGATCGCATCAACGTCAAACTCTTCATTTAAATCATACATTAGGTCTATAACCCAACTTATGATTCCTTTCTTGTTTAGCCCTGCGATTCCTTTCTTAATTCCTTTACTGAGCTTATCGTAATCACTCACTTCTTTCTTCTTCATTTCCTTCTTCTCCTTCTTTTATGATTCCCATCCTTTTTCTAAGGACTCTAATTATATCTTCATTTATAAGATCTCGATTATTATCTTTATTGTATTCATCGAGATGTTTATTATCCTCACTGTGTCTATCTCCCCACGTACTGAATCTCAAGATGCCGTTGACAGTCTTATTCTTGATATTATCAATAGCCCAGTCAAGCAAGGCAGTATGCTCCTCTACTCCAAGGATCTTCCTAGACCCATCTACAGATACTGCGAGCCTATGTCTCTTAGACTCGATATTCATCTCCTGAAGAATCTCTTGTACCCTCTTCCTGATTTTCTTTTTGTCCTCGTCGGAAGACTCCCTGAATGATTCAGTAAGATCTCTTAATTCTCCTCTCTTTGGTACAGGATTTCTATTATCAAATACGGTGTTTAGTTTTGATCCAGATAAGCTATCCCTCAATGGACTCTTACTAAACAAAATGTAGTATGGCCTTTCATTGAGGAAAAATGTGAGCAAGTAATTGACTAGCTTCTTTTTTACTGGATCCTTATAGAACTCATTTAGGTTATTATATGCCTCCGAATAAGCATCAAACCTATTAAGAATCGTCTCTTCCATTATTTCCATTGATTATTTGTACCTTTCTCTTCTCTACTTTTAGATATGCTTGGTTTGTAAGTGGTTTATACATTATCTTATATTCGAACCCATTAACTTCACAGAACTCTTCCATAGAGTCTCTGAACATCTTATTCCATCCTATAAGAATGTATAGATAACCTTCCCACCCGTGATCCGGATCCCTCTTCAACTCCTCGGTAATCTTCTCGAACTCGTCATTAACTTCACTCACATCATACGAGTTTGCTAACTGTTCGATGATTATCTCGTAAGAAATCTTGAAGGTTACATACCTAGATATTCTCCAAGTTAGATGAATTATAAGTAAGATAGCCAATAAGACTATCAATACAACTTTCGTAGTTAGAACTATTGTCATAGAGACATTCTTAATATTTTGAATCTATTATCTGATGCATATATGACTACTGGACTATCCATAAGTTTCCTCAGACTGTTCGGATCGAAACTATCCTTGTTTACGTCATCTATAGTCACAGCAACTGTAGGAATACTCCTACTCTCTGGGTAAAGATCAGACTTTATTACAGTAAAGAATCCATTATCAGACTCGAAATATGTATTTATGAGATCAGTAATTTCTTCATAGCTTACATTTATTCCATTGTCTGACTCCTCCTTCAATGAGATTATCTTACTCAAGATTGATCTCTTGTACTCTGAAATTTCCCCAATCTGATCCGGAGTCTTTATCTTGTGAGACTTCTGCCACTCAATCATTCTTTGTGCATGAGATTCTGCATCTCTAGCCATTCCTGGATCACCTCCAGAAATCCTCAGCTTCATTGCCCAAGTTAGGAGTAGTTCTGGCGCAAATGGGTCTTGTCCCCTAAGCATGAATACTGGCTCATCCTCAGGTATCTTACCTTCCTTATCTACAATTCTTCTATTATAATCTTCTCTTCCGAATAGCATTTATTTTATTTCTATTTGACCAAATGAATTTGTTCCTCTTAGGTAGTGAATTAGCGCGTATTTAATTACTTTGGAATTATCATTTTTAGGAGATAGGACTAGAATGTTGTACTTCAAGTAGTAGTTGCAATCAAATTCTAGCTCATTTCTATACTGAATCTTCTTAAATCTCTCTGACAATCCCTTGCAGAAATACTCTTCTGAGGAGTTATCTCTATTTCTGATCTCATTAGACTTGACTTCCTTTATATGCTCATACAGATTCTTAACGTACTCTTTCATAGAGTCAACTGTGAAAGCTAGGATTCCATTGTCTCTCACAAAAGTCTTAATCTTCCAGTACTCTTCTGTAGGGGACACGTCCGACCTAGAAAAAATTACCGGAACGCTGTGAGGGAGATTCTCAATATCACTGAACTTAGTGACAATATTTACAAGTGGAGTAGGGATTCCTAACTCATTCACATCGTAAATACCAGAGTTCTCATCTTTGCAAATAATGCTAATCATCTTGATTATTGTTATTGTTTGGTTTGTTTCTGTCAACCAATATTTTTGGGTCTACTGGGTTTCCTATCCATATGTCTGGTTCGTATTCGTCCGGAGTAAGATGAACTAGCATAAGTCTTCCATCAACTATAAACTTATCCCACCACATCTTCATGTCCTTATTGAATTTCCCTACAAATAAAGGAAGGGATTTGGAATTTACCAAATGATCGAACATCTCTTCTTTGGACTTCTCACTTGGAACAAACTCATTGAATACGTTATGTCTTCTAACTGACAGTGACTCTAAGTATTCTAAGTTCTCCCATATCTCATGTAGACCTTCTTTAGTTATAAAGTCCCTATCTGGATAGTAGTAGAATATCTCTGTCTTGCTGATGTCAACACTATGATCTTTCTGGAACTTGTCTATAAGAGTCCTAACATCGTGCCAATCTTCATCAAAGAAATTTATGTACAGACCTACCTTATTGAACTCGTACCCTTTACACTTACAAAATTCCATGTCAAAATCCAATTCTATAAAATACCCCTACTCCGTGATAATTCTGATTGTACATCCTTAGGTACTGATAACCAATTCCAAACTTATCTTCTGATAGGATAACTTGACCATTTATGCCCCCTGAGAAGTTAAGACCTCCACCTAACATAAGAGATCTAAATTTTTCTTTCTTGATCTCCTTGACGGACTCTTTGACTTCTTTGTAGATTGGCATAAACTCATAACTAAGGTTATTTGCCCTGTTTTTATAAACTTCGAATGAAATACTGCATTTTCCAACTGTATCTACATCAAAAAGAACCTCTTTATAGTACCTTCTCGTCAGAAACTCTCTCAATACTGTGAAAGAATCTACTTTCTGTACATATACAATAGAATCAATGACTACTGTGTCTGTGTATACAAGGAGGTCTGGTATAGACGGAATTTCCACCTTAATTGGAGTCAAGTCCTTTATCGTTCCGACGATCCTCTTTCCCGGAAAGTACTTTATCTCCTTCTCTACTACGGTTACTGTCTCTACTTTAGTCTTCCCCTTCCCAATGAAGTATCCAGCTACCCCTCCGAGAATAAGTGACAGGACTATCACTGATAGAACTAAATAGAGATTTATTTTGCTATTCTCCTTCATATAAAAAGAGTTAGGCTAATGAGAGATTTTTCACCCCTCATTAGCCATTATTTTAATTAGTCTTTATCATCTTCGTCTTTGTCCTTAGGTGCATCTTTACAGATCACACACTCAGTAGTCAAGAACGTTGATGATGCTGAAGAAGAGTTCTTGATCGAAGACACAATCACCTTGGTTGGGTCAATGATTCCACTCTTAATCATTTCGCATTTCTTATTTGTATTGAAGTTGTATCCATAGAACTTTCCAGACTTTTCTTTGATTGTCTTGATATTTAGGTCCGGATGGATTCCAGCATTAAAGCTGATTGCCCTAAATGGCTCCATAAGAGACTCGGCAATTACCCTTACTCCGTCAAGAACGTCCCTATCGAATGACTTGTCTTTAGACTTTTTATCGATGAATTTCTGTAGGTATCTGGAGGCCATAACATAAGAAACCCCACCTCCGGGAGATACTCCCATTTCCAAAGCCGATTTAGTGGCACTTAGAGCGTCATCTACTCGATCTCGGACTTCCATCCCCTCCACATCGGACTCGACTCCAATACGAATAACCGCAACTCCGGGATTAAGGAGCCTCTTCCTCTCTTCAAGCCTATCCAAAGTGTACTTAGTAGTACCTTCTTCACCGGCCTCTGAGTTGATCATTGTCATTCGCTTATCTACCCTTTCTTGGTCAGACTTTACTCCGAAGAAGATAGTGCTATTTTTGTAGATAACCACCTTATCAGCCTCTCCGAACCAGCTCTCCTTAAGATCTTCGAACTTAGTTCCAGATTCTTTTGAGATTACTGTAGCACTTAGTGAGGCTGCAAGGTCTTCCAAGCTATCGGCCTTCACTTGACCATACCCGGGAGACTTTATAGCAGCTACATTGATTCCCTTTTGGATCCTATTTACCACTAACAGTTCGAGAGCTTGATCTACAACATCGTTAGCGATAATAAGAATTGGCCTTCCAGAGTTGATAGAGTTCTGCAAGATACTGATCAGATAGTTCGATGCAGTTGATAAGACATCATTAACAATAAGGATCTTTGGATTCTGTAACTCTACGACAAGACGGCCATTCTCAGTCTTATTTGCAAAGTACTGAGAAATCATTCCACGATTTATCTTGATTCCGCTGATCTTCTCTACGTACGTGTTAGAGTTGGACTTGTCCACGTAGATAGTTCCGTCCTTACCTACTTGTTCGTACGCCTCTCTGATAAGTTTACCAAGATCAGGGTCATTGTTTGCAGAAATTGTAGATACTTGCTCCAACTTATTGAGATCGAATCCAATCTGATCACTCATTTTCTCTTGTACATAGTTCACTGCCATGTCGGACCCCATCTTCATTCCTCGACTCATCTTGACAGGATCAGTTCCATTAGAGATGTACTTTTGACCTTCATGGATCATCTTGTGAGCCAGTACGATTGATGTAGTCGTACCGTCTCCAGCCTCCTCATTCGTCTTTATGGATACATCCCGAATTAGGTTTACTCCGATGTTTTCGATTACGTCAGGAGAGATCACATCTCTAGCCACAGTAACCCCATCTTTTGTTACGTGATTAGGTCCGAATTCTCTTCCCAGAAGTACATTCCTACCCTTTGGTCCAAGAGTTACTCTTACAGCATCTGCAATCATATCAATTCCCTTGATTACAGACTTCCTTCCATTTTCTCCGTACTTAATTTTACTCATATTTGGTTTGGTATATATTTATTAGTGTATTTGTGCAGTACCTACATATTGAAATATTGGTCTCCACTGTTTGAAGTAGTTATTGTCTGGACTCGTATAGTCCTGATCTGTAATTCCATATACGTAAACAGTTCCAGGGTAGGTCATAGTTGCATTAACTTGATTATCGTTCGGTCCCATAGAAAATACCCTTAATTTATTTGAGTACCTTACGTCCAGCTGACCATTAGACTCCTTCTGGAACATATATCCACTCAGACCACTTCTGGATGTTCCAAGTCCAACTTTACCTCCCGTATCAAACTTTCTAGTTGAAAATACGAAATAGTATAGATTGGATGGTACACTCATGTTAACTCTACCACAAATAGAATTCTGTGAACTCCTTGTGTACTCTACAGGACAGAAGGATCTCATAAAATCCTTTTCTGTATATCCGTGATGATTGCAAATATTGACGAGGCCCATCCCCATAGGAACTCCCCAATTATCTCCCATCTCAGAGAATGTAAGGTACCGGTCTCCATCACTACCTATTTGATAGGCACTGAAACCGAGCCTCCTCATATCACTTATCTTTACTACATCAAATTCCCTAGGATTACTACCCATATTTTATTGCATTATATTTATTACGGTCTTAGCCTCTTCGTTTAGAGAGAATAAGAATCTTTTGTTATACTGGCTCATATTTATATCGTGAGTAGAGATCATAACAATGTTCGCCTTAATCTCTTTTGTTAAGACCTTACAGATTCTATCGAATGCCTCTGGATCCATTACTCCAAGGAATTCATCAAGAGTCACAATTCCTACTGGAGACTTGAAGAGCATCTTAAGGAAGCTGGCATCGCAGACAACCTTTTGTCCGCTTGATGCAAACTCGTATTCTCTCAAGTACTTTCCCATTAGGTTATAGTAAATCTTGAATTTTAAGAATCTCTCTCCACGGAATATCCCTGACTCCACCTTATACTTTACATCCTCATCTGAGAACTTATGTGCAAGGTTTTTCAGAATCTCTTCCATTACTATACCATTCAACGAGACCACCTCAAGGTAACTCTTGTATTTTGATCCAGTTGCAGTAAGGTCTTCTATCTTAAACTTTAAACTGAGAAGCTCTGACTCCTTTATTACCTTATCTGAATTTAGTTTGTTCAATTCATTGGCTACGGCAATCTTCCCTCGGATTTCATTTTCCTTACTGATAAGTACACTGATCGGATCAGATGATTTCTTAGGCTCACTTAGCACGGTGTCTTTTAGCATTGCATCATACTTCATCAACTCTACTTCCAAATCCAGTACCTGACCAGTATACATCTCACTAAGAGAGATCTTGTTAGAGATAACCTCTATGCCTTTCTTTAACTCGTCGAACTTGGACTTCAACTCCGACAAAGCATTTACATAGAAAGGTTTCGAATCCTTCCCGTTTGGATGATCCTTAAGTCTAGTTGATATAACCTTGAAGGACTCCCTCAAATTATCTATTTTCTTCTCATATTCTGATAAGAGTCTTTTATGATTCTCATCAGATAGGATGGATCCACATTCTGAGCATCTTCCGTTCTTCAAAGACTCATACCTAGATCTCAGGTCTTTTCCAGTGTCTGAGATACTATTAAGCTCCTTTAGATCAGACTCAAATTGAACTGACATCTTGTAGGTCTTCTCATACAATGAATTTACCTCTTCGGAATCCTTCTTCAGTCCCTCAAGAGAAGCTCTATCTCCTTCAGGGTCCTCTGAAATTCTTAGTTTGGCATTCTTGAGTTTAGTCTTACAGTTCTCTAGATTGTCCTCTATAGTCTTTACCTTGTTTTCCCAGATTTCTCTTTCAGTCACAAGTTTTTTGTCCTCAACAATACTGTTAAGCTCAGATTCAAGAGATGGTAGACTAAATTCCTCTGCGTAAGTTATCTCTCCTATCCTCTTCTCTATGTAGGACATCACCTCGTTCTTAGACTTTAAGTCTGATTCGAGTGACTTGACTTCAGTTTGAAGATCTTTGTACTTCTTTTCACATGTATTGAAATATGACTGTATTCTATCCAACCGATAAAACCTACTAATCAGGTCAATTCGTGTAGTATCACTGAACTGATCCGACAGATTGTCGCTCCCTTTTCGAATAAAGAACAAACTAATGTAATTCATAAATGGGAGCTTAGTTGGGAGGTCCTCCTCAAACTCTCTTACTCCACCATAGTGTTGCTCATTTCCGTCTATTACGAGTCCCCAATCGTTTCCTTTGGTTATCTCGAACAGTCGATTCTGATAGTATAGGGATACAGTCACGTTTATCTTCTCACAAAAGTCTGATTTGTATCGCATAATGTCCCTATTTCTCTTCTTGAATACATCTGCGATAGCATTTAATACGCTAGACTTTCCCGTACCAATGTTTCCCATCAAAGCAATTCGATCTCCATTTGAGAAACTGAGTTCTTGATCTACTATAGAAAGGTATCCTTGAATACGAACCTTTGTAATGTTGAAATCGAAGTCAATTTCTTCGAAGGATCCACTCGTAGATTCAATCTCTCTATGAATCTCTGGGATTCCTCTCTCATCACATACCTTCAGAATCAAGTCGTCTACGTCATTCCACGTAAGCGTCTTGGTTTTCTGTTCGTCTTCCTCTAAGATAGGAACTCCATTTTCATCAGTCTTTACAATATCAATGTCAGGTTTGTACACATTGTACTGTAATTCCGACTCAAATCCTTCCTTATTCTCATCATTTGTATAAGAAATCCGCAAGAATCTCGTATGATCTGGATCTGTTCGTACTCTCTCCCATTTAAGGGTATTAGTATCAAGAATTATGCAAGATCCATTAGACATTGACTTCAAATCGTGCTGAATTGGGTTCCCAACAGACACAAATTTGCCAATAACTTGGTCATTATGAATATCTCCGTGAATCATAAGATCGAATTTTGAGTCATCGATCTCCTGACCAAACATTTCTGATTTTGTATAGTGCCCAAGAAGAATGTCTAGATGAGTATCTCCTAACCAAGAAAGATCCTGAGTAGATTTCCAGTTCATAAATCCGAACTTATGTCCGTCTAACTCTAGGATCTTCTTGTCCATATATGTCATGTCGTCAAAATCGAAGATAGTTATGAGTGTATCTTCCTCAGATTGATCGTTAGATTTGCATGACATATCGTGTTGACCCAAAATATACCTTACTTCTTTGAAATTAGAAGTCAATTTACTCAAGAATCTCTTTAGACAGTGATTTACTGGGTGACTTGAGTATGGCTTATCAAGAATATCTCCCAATAACCACAGTTCCTCACATCCATTAGTCTTTCCGATTTCCACTAATCTGTCAGCTAGCTTATCGAATTGGGCTAATCGGCTTCTATATGAGTAATTATACGACGAATAGTCGTTTATATGTATGTCTGAGGATATTAAAACTTTCATTCTATTAAAAATTGAAATAGTAAATAAAAAATGGCCCAGGTTTCCCTGGGCTCATTAGTGTTTATAATAGTATTAGAAAGGAAGTTCTTCGTCCTCTGATTGGTTTGGAATGTTGAGGTCGTTCTTATTTTCGTAGACTTTACTGTGATCTTCAGGAGCTACCTCCGGAATAAATACTCCGGTCTTCTTCTTTTGAGCCTCAATCTTCAGTAGAAGATGATCCCGAAGCTCCTTGAAGGTCGTAACGTTGAAAAGTCTTTTATGCTCTCTGTCGTAATTGAATCCCAAGAATGTAGGAAGAATCTCGTCAAAGCACTTTGCAGTCTCCTCAGAAATGTTCTCCAGATCCTTAGGCACTCCACCTACCTTGAAAGTAAAAGTAGGTTCTTTAGTAACGCAACTTACCTTGAGCGATCCTTTCCGATTAGTAAGACCCGTATCCATGATGTCATACAAGAATTCCTTGCAGTCCTTATCACTCTTACTGGGGTCCTCTGTCTTCTCTTCAAGAACCTTCGAGTTCGTTGCATTATTGAGGCTCTTAATTATCTCTCCTCTTCCGCCTCTATTGAAGATAAACAAGCATGCCTTACCTCTACAGTTTTCAAACTTATTGATCGTAGGCGCACCCTTCGGATAGATTGCTGAGATAAGGACTCCCCACATCAATGTGAAGTTCCTATAAGCTACTTCCTTCCAAGCATCTACCTTCTTATCTTCCTTATAGAGATTGTATAGCTCCGAGATAAGTCCAGAGACTTCTTTGTGGAGTGCTTCCTCCTCAGGACTCAAGTCTCCATACACGCTCTTCGGTAGAACCATAAATTCAAATGAGTATCCGTTAGATTGGCTCGAAACTCCTCTAAATGTAGGTACACTAAGAAACTCTTTCCAAAATCCCGGATCGTTCTTATCAAATACTGGAATAAAATTTACTTCTGCTCCGCTTCCATTCAGATAAAATCGTCTAAGTCCGTCCCATGATTTCTTTCGTTCTCCACCTTGGTTGTTATCATCTACTCTTGATAATACTTCTGCTAATGCTTTCTCAATGTTGTAAATTTGTTCTGACATAATACTTTACTTTTTTCTAATTATAAAATCTGATTTGTTTGTATGTAATTTTTGAAACGTATAATTTGAATCATCCTAATTATAAGGGTATTTGCCCTGATCTAGTCAAGATCCGGTTCAGTCATCAGCAATTTGACTCCAACTGACGTGAGATCCTCTCCAATTGTATCACAAATACCAACTAAATAGTTGTTTTTATGGACATCTTCAACTAAATCTGGATCACACATTGCCTCGTTAGTTAGAATACAGAGACAATAGTCCTCCTTCTTACACTTCTTCCTTTTCTCTGGTACTTGATATGGATCCTTTTTTATGTCTGGATGCATATCAAACCTAGAGACTACAGTATTCTTATTTTCGATCATCTCTCTGATTGGGAACTCACCTATGTTGTTTATCACGACTTCCTTTCCGATCATAGATCCCCAACTTGGGTTCACTACTACATCTGATTCTTCTACAGAGAGAGTAACTCCTTCCTCAGAGAACTTCAAATTCTTATCTATTACGCTATTGTAATCTGACAAGAGTACCTTTTTCTTACTTGAACTCATCAATAATGTCCTTTACAAATTTCTTTCCACTTATCCCTTTGTAGTACTTTATCTTCTTGTCCATTTCCTCTATCTTACTGGAGGAGTCTGTCATTCTAAGAGCTGAGATTGGTTTACTCAAAACCCCCCGAACAATCTCGAGATCAATTTTTGTGTATTCTGATACCATCTTAGGATCAAATTCTCGATGCTCAAGCTGGCATTTTGCAACAATAGGTAAAACTTCATATACTCGTTTTTCAAACTCATATTTCTTTACTTTATTCTCCTTAAATACTTCTATTAGACTAAGATAGTTATTATACGTTAGGTTTAGCCACTCTCTAAGTGGTATGATTGAAGTCTCTTTTCCGAAGGATACTGTCAGTCGATAAGGCTTTGTCTCAGTGAATATTTTCTTACATTTCTCATACAGGTCTTCAACCGTGAATTGTTTGATACCCCAGGACTTTCCTATGAACAGTTTAGTATCGTCCCCGGATGTTTGATCAATAAAGTATATCTGACCCTTATTGATTTCGTCCGCAAACTTACTATCAATGTTTGGTTTGAACAACTCCGGTGATCCTGACACCATGACTCCCTTACCAGATTCTAGTTCATCCATCTTTACTACGTACTCATAGGTAAGTTTTCCCATGCCCTTGGTCCATAACTTCTTCATTTCAGATTTCTCTTTATTGAGTACCATTCCGTACGGTGATTCTAATTTGAATGGATCATCATTTATTAGAGCCTCGTACATACTCTTCATAGTGAACATCGGATACCTACAGTTTACTCCGAATCCGATTCCACTTCTTGGGAACAAAAGACCAATTGGAAGAGGGGTAGGAAGATACTCCGGCTCCATTGCATCAAGTTCTCCTTCCACATAGGGTACGAATGGCATAAGATTCTCAAAGAAATCCCTATACTTCTGAGAGATCATAGCCTCAGTGTACCTCATTGCGGCTGCTGTAGCATCTACTCCACGAATCAGCTTCTTACCATGATTTCCTTGACCGTCGAATATCCCGAACCTAACTAAGTTATCAACAACCTCCTTCACTGAGCTATCTCCGTGAGGATGAAGTTCTCCAAGACAATCACCCACTATCCTTGCAGTCTTAATCATCTTGTTATATCTAAGAGCAATCGTAATAACTCTTCGATATACAGTCTTCAACCCATCATACACATAAGCTATCTGACGATTGTTATTTACTTCACTTCCAAATATCTTTAGAGACTCTTCAACGTAGTCCCCGATAGATTTCTTGATAATCATATAATTCCTGTATTGTATCTATCTTTCAAAACTCCCATGTTAATCATAAACTCTTTCCTCGCACTGGACATCGTGAGCAACTTTAGTGTTTCGTCAACCCTATCTAAAGTTATCTTTACTAATCTCCTAGTATCGTCATCAAAGAAGATTTTCTTAGCCTGATGTGGGTTTAGCTCACCAAGACCTTTTACCCGAGTGAATGGCTTATTTCTATTCAACTCTTTCTCTATGTTATCCGTTGGGAAAATATACTTATCTCCTTGGATATATAGAGGGGACAAAGCTACATAAATATTTCCATCCTCAATTGATCTAGTAATCTTTTTTGCAAACATTCCGAGAATTAGGGATGCGATCCTACCACCATCAACATCAGCATCAGCAGCTATGATAACCTTACCATACCTTACAGAGTCAGGATTGTAAAGTTCATTTACTCCTCCACCATATGCTTTGATGATTGATTCCATCTCCCTATTGCTCATTAATTGCTCCAGATCCGCATTAATTGCATTCATTGGAACACCCCTAAGTCGGATTATCGCATGATGCTTGGCATCTCTTGCTTGAATTAAAGTTCCCCCAGCAGAGTCTCCCTCTACGATGAATAGTTCATTTTTCTTTACATCGTTTGAAGAGCAATCGATAACTCCTTTTGGAATCTTACTTCTAACTTGACGACCTCCGGAAGATGTTGTTACCAGATCTCTTACCTTCTGCATAGCAGATGTCTTTGCAACTGCTTCATTAAGAAGGTTTAGCTTAGTAACATGGTTCTGGAAATACTCCTTATTTGCTTTGAATATCTTCTTGAACTCCGGACTTAGAAACCTTACAGCTTCTTCCGGAGAAATTCTAGATACATTTGTACATCTGGTCTTAATCTGAGAGCTGTAATCCACCTCTGGGGACACTACAATCACATTAAGATAGAGCCCATCGAAAAGCCTATTATGAGTAATTTCGAAGAAGTCCTTCAGAGATCTCGAATATGAGGTAACTGCGCTATCAATGTGCTTACCCTTGTCAACTATGAGAGAGTTTACAGACCCAGTAATTTCTCCCTTGTCCAGATCACTGTCTACGTCAAAGTTTATGTAGTATACGGCAGACTTAGGCTTCTTTCCTTCCTCTTTAATTTCTATCTTCTTTATGAACTCGAACTTGTAAGGAGTAAAAGTATCATCAATCACCTTTCCATCTACTACAATTTCTACTTTCTTATTGTAGAACTTGTCTAGTACTACCTTGGTATAAGCTAGATTTTTCTTACTATAAGAGGATACGATGTCATCGAAGATGGTTTCGTCAGGTTTGAATGCTACGATCGTGTGCATTCCATCTGGAAAACTGAATCCAAACTTATTTGTAAGGTTTTCTTTAGTATTAGAACCCTCTTCTTTCTTTATTCCCTTCTGATAGTATACGTAGTAGAATATCTCCTTGCCATCATTATCACTGTACGCTCTTCTTACGATATCGATTGACTTGGAATAGTTGTCCTTATTGATCCAAGACAGGAGAATAAAATCCTTACTAAGGGCATTAGTACAGGATACACCTACTCCGTGAGTTCCTGTAGAGATCTCATCTACGCTATCTTTAGAGAATTTACTGCCGGCATCAAGAGTGGAGACTGCCAAATCGGCCTTCGTCTTTCCGGTCTCTTTGTCGATAGTGATAGGTATACCTCTACCATTATCTGCTACCACGTAGTATCCTCCAGATCTACCATGTTTTAAGTCTATGTAAATCTTCGTACACATGCTACTTCCAAATGCCTCGTCCTTCGCATTATCAATTGCCTCACGAAGTATGACATCTGGATTGTTAGTATCACCTACTAGCTTCCCTGGCCTCATTCGGACCGTATCTGGAAACTTAAGTGCTACAATTTCAATGTCTTTGTCACTGTTTTTTAATACTGCCATCTCTATCTTCCTTCTTCTCTAAGTATCCTTTCTTTACTAATAGATCGTATAAGAAATTTCTTCCTTTCTCTGTCCATACCAGTTGATACGTAGTTCCTACCAGCTTCTCCTCTCCATCTGAGGTAATGTGGGTATTCACTCTTACGTACCCAAGATCTGAGTATGGGCTGCAAAGAACGTAATTATGTTTGGTTTTATACTGCACCCCAAGGTTGATAAGGATACCATTTAACTTTTGTGGACTTTTCATACCAAAACTCTTAGCTACTTCGGTAGTAGTTAACTTTTCGGGAGACAGTAGTACCTTGTCAGTATAATCTGCTTTCGGCTCAAGTTTTTCAATCTTCTCTTGTTGTTGAACGGCTAACTTTAGAGCTTCCAAGTAGGTTTTAGGAATACTAAACTCACTAAGAGCTTTTTCTTTCTCCAATTGTTCCCAACGTAGAACCAGTTTGGCCCTTGCTTCATCATTGTACTTTGTAGCTACATAAAGACACTCAGTTTTAGTCAGTGAGTAACAAGGCTTTTCACGATTCCAATTATCTACATATGAGGTGAGCTCAAATTTGAGCCCACCTCCCTTGATCCATCCTTCCTCCATTTTCTCAATATCCCTAAGGACATTCTTATGGAGTTTTCCAGTAATTTCAGCGATTTCGATAGAAGTCATTCTCTCACTCTTCAATAAGTTCTTTTCCATACTAAATTATTTTCTTTATAGTTATAAAATCATTAGCTTGGCTCAAATTTGAGCCCATTTAAATGTTTGATTTATAGAATATTACTATTAATGGGCGGAAATTTCCGCCCATTTGTTCCTTTACTTTGCAATAGTTCCGACGAGAAAAAAAAATTCCTTCGTTAAGGACATGATTGTAATAACTTACTAACTACCTTACAATTAGATGAGCCGAAATTTCGGCTCATCTCTTCATGTATACTGACTGACCTCAAATCTGAGTTCAGTGACCGTATCCTCTTTAATTGTCTAGGATAACTATTCCTCCTTATTCCTCATCCTTCATTTCCAAGATTTCACTTCTCGGAGTAAAGTCACAAAGAACGTCTTCTATGGATAGTCCAATTACCTCAAGAGATGTCCTCTCCATATGCTTTATAAATTTATTACACTCATAATATGCGCTAGGTCCCCCATTGGAATTTAAATTCTCTGTATACTCTTCATTCTTTTCTTCGTGGATATAATCGTCCCATAATCTACTACTCCTCATCTTCAAATCACTTATCTTATTAAGAATTGATTCAAGATCGTCCTTCAAATATAAAAAATCTGGGAGATAGAACCCTGCAAGATTGTGTGGATCAGAACCTACAACTTCCTTGAACAGTTCATAACTATATTCCTTGACAAGAACATAGTGATCTTCATTATAGCTACCAACTATCACTTGTATATCTTCATTGTCAGTTGCATCCTTTCCAAGTCTAGAGCATATCTCGAATTCCCTGAGCAGTTCATCAAACTCTTTATAAGGAATTTCTTTAATCAAAGATCTTACTTTTCTCTGGTAGTTTTCCCTCCTAAGAATACTTTCTCTATGAGACCCATACTTCAATGGACGCTTCTCATCTAATCTCTTATATTTTTCTTCTCGTGTCATAACCAAATTGAATTTACTCTAGGGTTAATAGAATAATCCTTTTTCAATATTTCCTTTATATCTACTTTCCCAGTCTTTAGATACTCTTCTCTTATATCTTCGAACTGATTTGGAGTACATACTATTGACTTGTTTAGCCTATCTGGATCGACTCTAAGCAAGTTATCTAGGATATCAATAAGCTCTTTTAACCAGTTATAGCCTCCCGTCCAATAAGTCTTAGCGTATCTAGAGAAGATAATTCCAATCAATTCTATGTAACTAACGGTACAGTCACCACGATCAAATTTATCTTGACGTTCCAATTTCTTATCTATAAAAAATAGTCTAGGATCTATACCCTCAACATACCTGTAAATCTTAGGGACTAAATCATAAAACTGATCAGATGATCTAGGAAGATCGGTAAATTCAGAATATTTTTCCATCCTTCCCAAGTGGTTTAGGATGCACATCGATGATCTATTGAAAAAATTAACTATTTCAATTTCCATTATTATAAGATTATATTCTAATCCAATCTAAAAGAGATCTATGATCGACCAACTTATCAACAATTCCGCTCCTAGCTATTAATTTATCTAACTCACCCAGTCTATATCCATATTCCTCAGACGAAATTTTTCCTGATGCCATAAGAATAGCGTTTGTAGAAACTATACTTGAAACTAATGAGGCAAATTGTCGGGTTTCTGATGATTCCACACTTTCATCCTTGATCCTCTCTACCTCCCCTCAACAGAGATTTAATATCATCATTTTCACTTGATTCCTCTAACATACTCATCAAACATCTTATTTGATTCCTTAACTAACTCTTCAATATCTTCCTTCCCCAAACAGGACTTGCAGGATAGATTCAACTCAGATATAAAATAATCGAATTTATTTCCTAGGCAACTTTCACCATCGCCATCATCACACTCATCTAAAAAAAGTTTCACTCTGTCGATGTACGAGGACTTGATTTCAGTTATAGCTTGGAGATTAAATCTCTCCATATCAACAATGAATTTCTTTTGACACTTTCTATAAATCTCATAGATCGCCTTATCAAACCTGTCCTTATACTCCTTATTCTCTTCCTCAGAGCAGTATTCAGATAAGATCTTGCTCAGACTTTCCCATATTCCAAAATCATTCTTACTTTTTTCTACGAAGTAGTTTGGAATAGATAGATTAAACTTAGATAGTCTTAATATTTTTTCCAGATCATAGCGTTTGGAGAAAGTATAGTTCTTATCCAAATAGTTCTTAGCTCTCTTTACATACTTATCGTACCTTCTCTTACACTCCAAGTGAGTCCCATGTTCAAGAGGACAGATAAGGTCCATGATCCTTAATCTATCATCTACTACCTTATAGTTTCTTATGGTCTCCAGTACTTTTTCTGAGGCTACTTTTCCATATAGACATTCGATTGCATTCCCTATCGACTCATACCATCCCTCGAGATCCGACCTCATCTCTTCTACGATCTCTTCCCTCCTACTCCTCATTGAATCAAGACTTCCGTCAGAGAATGACTTCTTGAAAGACTTATTGGAGTAGAAAGTCCTACACCTCATGTCTACACTCCTCATCTTCCTAACGAGGTCGCAAGTACATTTTAGTAACTCATTATACACATATTCAGGAATCCCTACCTTCTCGCCATTCTCCAGTTTAAACCGTCTAACTTTAATCGAGAACTTTCTCTCTCGATAACTCTCAGGAAACTCATTAGCCTCGATATAGCTAAAATTTAGAGTCTTCTTCCACTCGTCAAATAGCTTATTCATCTCATTTAGGGCTATCTTCAGAGACTTCTTTTCGTTTTTATTTTCCATACTAAAGTAGTTTATTCATCATCTATATTAGGGAGTATGCCCTACAATCGAAGAAAAATATATGGTCGAGGAAACAAGTCCTCGACCAAATTGATTTATTTCGCCTTGAGAAGTACTCCCTTATCAGCCAATTTCTCAACCTTAAGGACTTCCTTAGCCTCAACTATCTTACCTACCAACTTATCAAAGTCAGCAGCACTAACTAGATATTCTCTTCCATCCACAGTAGTGATCTTATGAATATCCGACTCAGTGGCTACTTCAGCAACAATGAACAGATTCCTATCCATCCTTACATACTCGCCATCGAGATCTGGAGTTACTACGGCATTCTTCTTTACTCTCGCAATAGCGCCCTGCATGGTCTCATCTTCCGCATATGCTGTCTTACCACCAGCCTTTACTTTATAAACGTTCATTACCTAAAATATTATAATTATTTACACAAATTATCTCTAAACTCTGTCTCTCCTCCGACAATAAGTCTAGTTTCATCATCATCGTCTCCGATACTTCCTGTACGAACTTCGTCGACCAATTCCTCTTCTTTTAATCTATTAGTTTTCATATTACTCGCATCTTGAATTTCCACAACTAGGACATTGCTCGCATCCACCTTGATACACCATATCTGCTCCGCAGTTTGGGCACTTGCTCTTTGATTTTACTCCATCGGCAATATTCTTGGATAGGGCCCTCTTAACTCCCTTTTTCCAAGTATTCATACCGATCCCAGTATCATCGCTTAATTTATCAATACCCTCTACGATATAGTTTATTGGCATTCCACTGCGAAGCATCCAAGAAATCATTCTCGCATAGTTCCAGAACTCTCGATCAAACTTCTCGTTTATAGCTTCAAATACGTTCTCATGCCCATATTTCGTCTTATAGAAGAAGTCATACCTACGACCTCTCTCACCTCCCTCGTTTGTTTTGATCTTCCTGATCTCACCTTCAGTAACCTGTTTCGGTAGGAAAGAGAAGTTGTCATCAACCTTACCAAGGAAGCATTCGAATGGATTATTATCAAGGTATCCTATAAAAGCAATCCACCGATCATTTCCATTCTTAAACCTCCATACTTTAGCCCTAAGGGATTCTGGTCTTGGCCTATTTGGATCAAGTTCTTTCTTAACTGGAGTAGTTATAAGGACTCCGTCTCTTGACTTATCTCTATAGATTGTTAAACCCTTACATCCAGTTTCATACCCAGTCATATAGATCTTACTAACAGTATCCACTGTCGTATTCTCAGGGACGTTAACAGTACAGGAAATTGAGTGATCAATCCACTTCTGCATGGACCCTTGGAGTTTCACCTTATTTACCCAATTGATGTCTTGAGCAGTCGATTTATAGTAAGGAGACTTTTCATAGAGTTCTGTTAGGCCTTTGTCATCCAATCCATAGACATATTTCTTGCAGTCCTCATAACTAAGGTTATTATTGTTTACATAATACCAGTCTACGAGTCCTTTGTGTACTACGAGAAACTCTTCGTACATATCACCGACTGAATCGATGAAGACTGCCTTGGATTTATCCGTTGTTTTCTTTCGTCTCCAGTACCACATACTGAACGCTGGCTCAATTCCCGATGTTGTTTGAGTCATAAGAGATACTGTACCTGTAGGCGCAATAGTTAGGCAAGCAATGTTTCTTCTTCCATACTCCTCCCACATCTCGAGGACGTCTTTTGGAAGGTGTCTCATAATTCTACTAAGAAAAAGTCCCTTTCCTTCCCCAAATGTAGACTCAACCTCCTTATTATAGTCTTTGAACGCACCTCTCTCCTTAGCCATAAGAATAGACTCTGTATAGCATGAGATAGCGATTGTCTTTTGAATAGACTCTGCTAGTGATATAGATTCTTCAGATCCATATTCAATTCCCATCTCAGCAAGTAGGTCTCCAAGCCCCGTAATTCCTACACCAGTTCTTCTTCCACCAAGGGTCTTACTTAGGATCTTCTTCCACAAGTCTTCCTCTACCTTCTTAGTGCCTTCATCCTCTGGATCTGACTCGATCTTATCTAAGATACCTTGGATATGCTCAGCTTCGAGATCGATTACATTATCCATGATACGCTGTGCAGTAGCGGATACTTTACTGAGGAGTTCGAAGTCCACGTAAGAACCTTCCGTATATGGATCCTTAACTACTGACTTAAGATTTATGCTGATAAGTCTACACGAGTCATTTGGATTGAGTGGGATCTCTCCACAAGGGTTTGTACTTACTGTCTGGTAGTCTGGATAAATGTCAGCTGGAGACTCCTTCTTGATTGTATCAAAGAATAGCACTCCTGGCTCTGCACTCTTCCATGCATTGAGAATGATCTTGTCCCAAAGACGCTTGGCATCAACTACCTTGAAGTACGTTCCACTGACTTTTCCAAAGTATAACTTGTTCTCCTCATACTCCTTATATTCTTCTGGATACCCATCAAGATATTGACCTTGAATCCCAAGATCATCGTCAGTAGCATTAATTGGAAATCTCTGAAGGAACTTACCGCCTAACTTCACAGCATCCATAAACTTATCAGTTATCTTTACTGAGATGTTTGCTCCTGTGATCTTACCTATTACTAGCTTACTGTCGATAAAGGATTCTGCATCCGGATGTGTGACATCAATAGATAGCATCAGAGCCCCTCTACGTCCATTCTGAGACACTTCTCTTGTTGAGTTAGAGAATCTCTCCATGAAAGAAACGACTCCGCTAGAAGTCTTCGCATCGTTTGTGACACGTGTTCCTTCTGGTCTTAGTCTAGATAGGTCAAGTCCTACACCACCCCTCCTCTTCATCAGTTGAACGAGCTCCTGATCAGTCTTACAGATTCCTCCATAGCTATCTCTTGGATCATCGATCACAAAGCAGTTAGACAAGGAAGAGTGCTTATATTTATTACCTATACCACTCATACTAGATCCACCTAGGACTATGTACTTAAAGTGGTAGAACATTTCTCTTAGAAGTTCTTCGGTCAGCTTCTCATTTCCATACGATCGTTCTATGCGCATGACTTCATTAATTATTCGGTCATGCATGTCTTTTGGAGTAGACTCTAAAAGTCTTCCATTTTCGTCCGTTAGGGCGTACTTATTAACCCAAGTTTTAGCTGCAAGTGAATCCTCGTCGAAATATTTATTCGACTCATCGATAGCAGTATTCTCGTCAATAATTACCATAAATTACAAATAAAATAAGTTTATAAAGTTATCAATACATATGTCACATTGTAAAGGGAATTGACCCTGTCAGATGGACAAAGATAAAAAGAGATCCGACCAAACTCCAAAAATCAATCTGAAGTATGGTCGGAACTTTACTTTATACTTTACTATTCTTTATCTTCGTCGACAATAAGTTTATTCAGGTCATTTGTAAGATCCTCTCCCTTGATAAGGAATTCTGGAATATTACTCTTGATCCGGATCTTCTTATCTTCATCAGTCTCATCCTCCGGGGAGAATTTGTATTCCAAATCCCCTTCACTACTCATAAGATCTAGAACTTCTTTTGTAGTGGCATCTACGCCAATATATAGGTCATTTGGTATATCACTATTAAAATCCCTATCAAGAAGAGCAATGTGCAGATTAGCCAAATCAGGACCAAAGACGTAGTTACGAGCTGCATTACTTTTAGTAGCACTACCAAGGCGGTTTTTGTAGATCTCTTCATTTAAGTCAATTCTAAAAATTCCATCCTTAGGATCTCTCTCTAGATTATTTATTATATTTATGATACATGTATTGTCATTTCCCATGATAATACATCCATCTGTCTTTTCCTTCCCATCCACATCAGTGTAATCGTAGGGAAGAGCCTCCACTACATCCGAGTAAACAACTCTTCTTACTTCCTCATCTCCTAGAGCTCCAGATACACACATCATAGAATCATACACTGATTGGAACGACGAGCTTTCTTTAGTCGCAGTTAGGTCATATGCACAGTTTAGGATGTACTTCTTCATTCCCAGATCCTTATACAACCTTATTGTGTATAGTGTGTTCTGGACGTTTTCTAGGTAATGACCAACAGGATCATCCTTTGACAGTCCCTCATCAAATACAAGACCCATGTGGATAAATGCATATGGAACTGATCCATCGAATTTGAAGTTAAAGTCGTCTCCTACATATGGTTGAAGTCCGCTACTGTCGAGATACAGCACTCTGAGGTGATCATACAACCCTTCAGACTCCAACAGTTCCTCCATCTCGAGGAAGGACTCTCTAGACTTATTTCCATTTTGGACTGCCCACACGACATCGTATCCTTTCCACAAGAGTTCTCGGACTACAATGAAATCTCCTTTAGTTCCGTCGGTCCCTCTACCATAAACTACTACAGTTCTTTTTCTACTTATCATACTTTACTTGATTATGAATTGAATTTCTTTGAATGTATTTGTTATAGCTTCTATTATCTTTCTCCTTCTTTCTGAGTGCAAATCTACGAGGAAATCCTCTAACACAACAATACCCCCAGAATTTTTTCTCTCGTCATATCCTTTTGACTCGAGGAATAGTTTCCTATAGGTGAGATCCATTATTAGGTAAACAGCCTTTCCCAATCCATCTCCTGGTAGGTCGATTATATTATAGTTTAGCCACATTCCCCCATTCTTATCCTCTGCACATATATAAAACTTATTGTGGTAATCTTCATCACCACTTGTCGTAAGAAATAATGGCTTTATAGTTGGTTCGACCATCCTTAGGAATATCCCTATTTTATTAATAATAAGATTTCCATCCTTTAATATTAAAAAGTTATCCCTGCTTTCATTATCTATACTTCCAGGGGTCCTGAGACGGGAATATGTATCCCATATAAGAGAATGAAATAGTCTAAATCCCCAAAAGAATATAGGAGAATTCCCATCACTCCACCAATGGTATCCGTAATTCCTAGGAGGGCCTTCTGTAAGTAGGTATCTTCTGCCACAAGTTAAGTATTCCTTGTATTTTTTAGAGACCACTAGATTGGGAAACCAGTTATCATATACCTTCAAGATTGGATAATCGTATCCTGACTCGAACTTATCTGATAGGAACCTCAAGGCTTCCATGTACTTAGAAAATTCTGGATAACCTTTATTCTTTGATGGTTTCTTATAAATCCTCCAATTAAATTCCTTTCCAGCGAAATCTGCTGATACGTTTATATCTACAGTACCTCCATACTTACTTAGGTCATCCTCTCCTATTTTATCCATCTTCATGGAAGGACCCTGTCCAGAAGCAACCGAGTGAAATTTCTCTTCACACGCTCTCCTATCACTGGAGAAGACAAAGCTAATGGATTTTTTAACTGCATCGATCAGAATGTCTCTATCCTTATCGTCAGTTAACCAAGTAACTCTATCAAATCTCTTTGAGATCCCTAAGTTTGGTATCTCTATATTTTCTATTTTCATCACTAACAAAAAATTAGGATTACCGATCTATCACAGACAGGCAATCCCCAAAAAATTATGAACAAAAATTACATGAATAACTTATCTTATGAATAGTAAGATTAGTAGAACTGCTAGTCTACGAAGTCCAGGTTTTCCACATTCTTCACTATAATTCTAAGGACCCTGTTATAATTAGGACTCTCTGCATATCCTAGATTAGATAGGAATGCTAGATATGTCTCTGTATTACTCTCATCACCTTTATACTTAGAGCTTATATACTTCTTGTAGCTAAGTATAGACTCTGTCCAGTGATTAAATCTCATGTAGGATCCATTTCGTTGACGAAGACCGAAAAGATTTCCTCCAGGTACCTTTCTGTAGTGACCAGTCTCCAGTTTTGCCTGAGCTAGGACTACTTTTGGATTTGGAATATCAAAATATAAGAGAGCCTTGTACACTGATGTGTCATTTGGCTTATCAGTGAAGAAGTCAATTGTATCCTTATTAACCGGAATACTTACTGCAAGTGTATCAGAGCTAATGTCTCTAATACTATCCCTTCTTTCCTCTATCATTTCTGTGAGACTTCTCACACTCTTTTCTACTTTGTCAACTTTATTAATTACAAATAGGTTTGTAGATGCCATCGCTAGAATAGCAATACCACCAAAAATACTGAAAATCTTCATTCAATTAATATTTCGTGAAACATGAGATAATAATTAGCTGGTGTAGTGTATATTCTTAGTCGGATTATAATCTTGAGTCTTCTCCCTCGTCATCACTGAGATACTTGAAAAGATCGATCTCTGTCCTAGGAAGATTGAATGCTTTATTGAGGACATCCTCAATACCGTTGATAGATTCTGCAAGGTCTTTGACTTCTACCTTATCAATCTTCTCAGCTCCAGTTTCCTTATCTGTTACCTTTCTGATCAGGTAGTCATTGTAAGAATCGTAGTCAATCTCGTACTTTTTCCCACTGTACTCGAAACTGATGTATAGACTTCTTCCAGTCCTCGTAGCCTGTAAGTCGGATTTTACTGCGATCTTGTACATTTTATGTAGGAACTCATAGCTATTGAGATAAGTAATGATAAGCTGTCTACCTTTCTCTTCAAGGATCTCTACAGATTTCTTACTGTGGTCTTTTTCCCAGTTATCGAGATCTCCATAGGAAGCTACTACGATATCAAAGAAAGAGAAAGAAATGCTGGTAACGTACCACTTAACCTTACCAGGCTCATCTAATTCTACAATAATCTTATGATATGGATTTTCTCCAGTTTTTGAATATTGATTCTCTTGACGTTTTGTATATCCTGACGTCTTCAATTGATTCTCAAAATCTTTTCTAGTCATATATTCTGTATGATTTTTATGTGATTAATGATGATACAACTCTAAGGGACTAAGCCCAGAAAACGAGTAGTGGAAGTTGCTGGATCAATAAAGATACAGCAAGACTTCCACACACTCTAAAATGCAAAAAG